TTTTTATGGATATGTGCCGGGAAAAAGGGATTGGTCCGGTTAAAAAATTCTCTGGGAAATTCAATCTTCGCGTTCCTTCAAAGCTGCATGCTGAGATAGCCGCCGTCGCGGCAGCTGACGGGAAGAGCCTCAATGTTTGGATTGTGGAAAAATTGAGCGGGATGGTTGGTAGAAATGTTTGAAAAGCATAAAAACCCCGGCCGGTTGTCGGCCGGGGTTTTGGGGGGAATAGAAATTATTTTAATTTGCCACGAGGACTCAGTTACCTTGTTGTGCTTTGAAAAATAGCGGCCTCGCCATTTGGTAAAAAAATGGTTCCTTGGGTAGTCTGTGGCTGGGGTGGCTGCATCGAATTTATAAGCTGTAACAATTGCAGGTTTGTTTGGATCTCGTTTTGATGCGCCTGCCGTTGTGCTATTTGAATCCTTTGAACTTCGTTGGCAATATTTAAATCGATATTTAATCCTGGGGCGGAGTGTGGCCTTGCCAATGTGTATTGCGATTCTCTATTTCGCTTGAAAATTGTTACAATACCAGGCGAGGCAGCCTGTGCACCGCTTCCCCACCTTGCGACAACACCCTTTGTTTTGAAATCACCTTTCCCATCAACAAAGTTTTTATCCCAAACATACACCACTCTAACCGGAGAGACCCCCAGAACTTGAGACCCATCTTGATACGATATAACAGCCCCCTCCGGTATGGTGTGGTAGGTCAAATAATGGTTTGCGCACCCACCGACGAATAAAAAAACAAGTAAGAAAAATGACGCGAATTTTATTTTCACAAACACGATTCCTTTTGTTTTTTGACAAAAAGTATCAACTTAATTTTGTGTGAGTTGCCCGACCTTTTCCCATTCCGGATTTGGCCTGAGCGTAGCAGAAATATATAAAGTATCCCCGGATATAAATGACGTTTTAATGCCCTCTTTTTCAAGATTTGCTTGGAGCTGTTCTGGGTTAAGGATATAAATACCCCCGGTCGAAAAATCGACAATTAAGCCTACTACGCCCCCAAAAAAGATATTTCCCCAAATCCATCCGCTGACACCATTACTCGTCACCGTTGCTGAATATGGTCGATATCCTGGCAATTCCATCGTTATGGTATGAGAGTTTCGCCGGCTCATTTTAATAATAGACGGTGCTGAACCCTTGTTTTCTCCATCCACAGTTATTATGGCGCCCGGAGGCGTACTTGATACGCCTATTTCCTGATTTATTCCATTCATGATTGTTGCGCATCCAGCGATAAAAACAAATAAAACAAAACAGATAGCCACTTTTAACAACCTCATGACGCCAACTCCTTTATGTTTTTTAATAGTGACAAAAAAACGAACAAAGAAAATAATGAGCAAAAATAATGCCGAAATCGCGTTTGAAATAGTTTTTAATTATTCAACATGTTGCAAGCTCAAAAATAAGTGGCATGTAACAAAAAGTACCAAAATACTGATCCATGTGTAACAAAAAGTACCATCTCTATTTTGGGTCATCGGTTCCAGCCGAATGTTTCCAGTATTATCAAATTGCCTGTTCGGGTGTAACCGGCTGACCATTGCTTGGTGCGGTCCTGGTACGGCTGGTCGCCGTTGCTCGAACCAGGCATCAACCCGCCTTTGGTTTCCTCCCGACCATATCTTCAACCGTATTGGCAACACCCTTAATGTAGCTTCCAACTTTTCTAAATTGTTCTGGGCTTAGGCGCTCTATTTTTACCAAATCTCTATTAATATCAATAGCTAAATCTTTGTCTATGAATTGTTTAATGATTCCGCCATGCTCTATATCTATAACGTTTTCATGGCTGATATTTTCAGACATCTCCAAGCAATCTGTATTATAAAATTCGGAAACATCAACCCCAAGATCTATGGCCAACTTCTCTAATGATTTTTCTGTTGGATTTCTAAGGCTTTCCGTTTCTTCGTCGAGCCAGTTATAAATCTGTGTCGGTTTTCGCTTGGTCTTTTTGGCGAAGGCGGCTGGACTCAAGCCTGTTGCCTTAATCAGTCTCCTCAAGTTCCTTTTGGTGACGATTTTTGGAGCTTCCATTCTTTCAGTCACTTTTTTTTGTTGACGCATATAATCATTTTGGTTATATGGTATAGTCATGAATCTAGCCAAATACCTAAAAAATCGTAGCCGCGAAGAGTTCGCTGCGCAAATAGGAACCACTCGCAACTATATTGCAATGCTTTGCTGTCATCAGCGCCGCCCCTCCCCAGAGCTAGCCCTAAAAATCGAGCGGGCCACCGGGGGCCAGGTAACGGTTATGGAGCTTCTTTTTCCAAACCAAACGAACCCAACCCGACCATGTGAATGCAACCCAGCGGAGGCCCCAAGTGGATAATAACGATATTTACACCCGCAGCCTTCTGGCCAGTGGCAACGCGACCATAGCGGATTACAATTTTATCCAGAATCTCGGAAACCCGCTCGCTTTTCTACAGTTGCCGGGAAGATGCAACACACATATGCATGCTGGATCATCACTTTTACTGCCACAAAATCGAGCCCTTCTCGGGGAAGAAACGCTTCGATTTCAAGGTAATGATGGTGCCCATAATCAAGGCTTTTCGCCTTAATCATGTTCGAGTCATTAATAAAATCAGATAGCCCGGAAAGGACACATCTTGCATCCGGAATCAATTGAACCAAAAAATACTTAGTTTCCATTAAATAGCCGCATGAAAAACGATTACAAAACAGTGAGTTTCCGGTGGATGGCGTGATGATCCATCCACCGGAAACCGTTTAGAGCAATAGGGTGATCATGAGTGCCAAGACAGAAAGTATCTTTGCGATATCCACTTTCACCTCTATTGCGAGACTGAACTTTGATTCCATAAAAACCTCGATGAGATCAAAGCCCAGGCCGGCCCGGGCGTTAACCCAGATGTATTTATGTTCGCGCCCTGGCTGGCGCTATCACAACGCTTCGGTACCAAAAAGTATTGTGAGGTCGGATAAAAATCATGACTCTGTTCACCTTCAGGGGTCACAAACAAGACATAATTTTAACCCTTAAGCCGAGGCAGTCTACCTCGACAACAGGGCTGACTAAGCCCCTTCCAATAGGCCCCCAACAGGCCCGGCCACGGTATCCGCGTAACGGGTCGTGGATAGGGTGTCTGTGAAAACCTTTGGATGTAGGATGTTTACCACATGCTAAAATCTTTTAGCAACGAAAAAACCTTTAAAGCACTGATAAAACAGGGCCGCCCATTTAGGGAGACAGTTAAATACCTCCTCGACTGCGAATGCATCGGGTGCTCCGGCGTGGCAAGATTCGCCATGATTTCCAATGCCGCCGTATCCCAGACGCTTTCCGGTAAACAACCAAATGCCCGGGTGCAGGACGCGATTTCCTCCCTGCTCGAATTTGATCCTTGGACTGTCCATGATCGAATAGTAGCACGATCCACAAAACAAGGAAGGTCGAAAAAATGAACGATTCGCCCACGGTCCCGCTCAAAACGTGGCAATTTTTCCACTCCTACCGGAAAACCCTTGGAGACACATTCCTGACCAAACTTTTCAACAGGGGCTCCCGCCAGATTTTACGCTGGGCCGCCGATCCGGATTTCACGACCGACCACGAAAGAAACCCACTCGACCGTATGAAAATCATCCTGGAACGGCTATCAGAGATCGGCCGGGATGATATCGCCAGGGGAACAGTATCTTTTCTGGCCGGCGCCATCGGGTGTGAGCTGAGATGCCTGGAGCCGGCCGAGCCTGACCAACCCACCGTTGAGGCCGAATGCCTTGACGATTACCCGGCTGTGACACGGTTCCACGATGCCATCCGTACCGTGGAGTCTGTTGCGGTTATCCGGCACCTTTGGCAGGAAGCCAAGCGGGAGCTGGACGAAACCTATGAAATGGCGGTGCGGGTTGGTTAAATAGGGGGTTCGAATGGAAAAGGTTCGCGGGTCGCTTCCGATTTTTATCAGCAAAAAGCTTGAGTATCTAAGCAAAAAAATGGCCGATGAGTTTGACCGCGGCGACGTCGATTCCGCGATGCGGACCCGGTGGATTTATGACTGCATCTTTTGTGGGTGGTTTTATCGGAGGAAGCGCGATGCATAAATGCCGATGGTGCGGGTGCGATATCCACCCACAGATGGAAAATGAGTGTGTTTCGTGTTGGAGCATCCGGATGCGGGTTACCGCCCACCCGGATATCGCTGAGCGGATTTTGGCTGATTTGAGAAACGGTTCCCCGGCAAAATCTTGCGGGTGAGGTGGATGCAAAAAATGACTCTATGTGACCAGATTTGGAGCCATATCATGTTGCTGATCCGGCGCCATGCCGGGAGGCCAGAGCTGTTACCGGCTGTTTTACTGCTTGCTGATGGGTACCGGAAGCACTTGGAAGCTGAGAGGCAACGATAATGGCTAATCCTCAAAAAGAAGACGGGTATACTCCAATAGCCAACGAACTGTTATCAGCAATTTGTGGCACCAGGATACCCGGCGAGGCCCGCCAAGTTTTCGATGTTATTTTGATAAAAACGTATGGTTGGAGCAGGAAACAGGCAAAGATAACCCTTAAAGAGTTCGAGCAAGAAACAGGCATAAAAAAACCTAATATAATTAGAGCTATAAACGTTTTGGTAGAGATGAATCTTATTATTTTGGACACAGGAAAAATTATCGAAAATGATAATAAATTATTATCGAAAAAGATAACAATTAACACTATGTTCAAAATAAATAAGGACTTTGATACATGGAAAAAGAAAGATAAAAAAATTATCGAAAATGATAATAAATCTATAACTATCAAATTAAACACTAAAAACAAAACAAATATTATCGAAAATGATAATAATGAAAAATTATCGAAAAAGATAATAAATATTATCGAAAATGATAATAATGAAAATTTTACCTCTAGTATTAAAACAACAAACAAAGAGGTGAAAAACGAAAAATTATCGAAAAAGATAATTTTTGCTCAGAACGAACTTAAAAAGCCGCTTCCTGAATTTCTGGACCCCGACTTATGGGAAGATTTTAGGCAGCTTCGGAAAGAGATAAAAAAGCCCCTTACCCCAACAGCCGAAAAAATGGCCCTTAAAAAACTTATCGGCCTTCATGCGGAAAACTACGATTGCAACCGGATAATCTCACGCTCGATTGAAAATAGTTGGCAGGGCCTTTTCCCAAAAGACGATGATAAAAAACCCAAAGTTTCACAGGTAAAAACACAAGCAGAACGTGCAGCCGAACAACAACGCAAAGTCCTGGAGGCGATAAGCTGATGGATTTTAAAGTTCCCCCTCAAAATATGGAAGCTGAAGAAAGCATCTTGTGCGGGTGCTTGACGTACCAGGAAATAGCCGACGAAGCGGTTGAACTGTTAACGCCAGCTGATTTTTACAAGCCTGCCCACTCGCTAATTTTTTCAGAAATCAGGGCCATGAAGGCCAGCGGTAAGCCGGTTGATCTTGTTACAGTAACGCACTCGCTTACAGAGCGAGGGTTGATAGAGCGGGCAGGTGGCGTGTCTTACCTGTCGGAACTGCTTTCAGCTCCCGTGCCTGTCAATGTGCCATATTACGCTTCTATGGTTAAAAGCGCCGCCGTTCTAAGGGAAACCATAAGCCTATGCCATTCGGTAGCCGGCCAGTGTTTTGATGGTGGGAAAGCTCCGGCTGAAATAATAGCCGAACTTCAAAGCAAGTCGCTTTCTCTTGGCGCTGAATCAATTGACGATTTCACGCCAATGTCAGAACTGAGCAAGCAGAGTCTTGACAGGTACGAGTCTTTGCGTACCTCCCAAAGCGGACGTTTCATAAAAACAGGTTTCTCTCTTCTGGACAGCATGACGGGTGGCTTCCGGGGATCATCACTTATCATCCTCGCGGCCCGGCCTGGAATCGGCAAAACGGCCATGATGTGTAACATGGTCGAAAATATGAGCCGCGCCGGCGTGAAGATAGGCGTTTTTGAACTGGAAATGGACAAAGAGAGCCTTGACGACCGGTGGAATGCTAGCCTTGCAGATATTAACACCGTTCGGCTTACATCCACACAAAAGCTTGATTCGGATGAGTGGGGCCGGCTTGTTGAAGTCGCCGGCAGAAAATCACAATGGCCGGTATGGATTGATGACACAGGCGGAATGTCGGTTGGTGAAATTTGCCGGCGCGCCCGGAAGATGAAGCGCTTGGGATGCCAGATAATTTTCATTGACCAGCTTTCGTTCATCCGAGGCGACAAGAAAAAAAGTGTGTTCGAGGTCAACACCGAAAATGTGGAAGCTCTTGGCCAGCTAAAAAAAGAACTTCGGATGCCTGTCGTGTTGCTGGCCCAGCTGAACCGGGAGCTTGAAAAGCGTGGTGGAGAAAAAAAGCCGATTCTTTCAGACCTGAAAAACACCGGCATGTTGGAAGAGGCTGCCGATATGGTTCTTCTCGGTTACAGGAGATTTCCTTACACTAAACTTGAGACCGATGAGCATCACGCAGAATGGGAGTTGGCAAAAAACAGAGGTGGGCCAACGATGAATATGGAGATGGTTTGGATGCCAAAACAGGCAAGATTTGGAAATATCGAAAATTTTCACAACGGAGTCAGAAATTGAAAACAGAAGGCACGAAACACGACGATGGAAAGGCAAGATATGACTTGTTCCCGTGGGAACTGATGGACGGTGTTATCGCGGTCTATACCCATGGCGCAGTTGAATACCAGGATAATAACTGGCGGCAGGGTTTTAAGTGGGGCCGTATCATCGGCGCTGTGTTTCGGCACTTCGTGGCCTGGATCGCCGGTAATGACCTGGACCAAAAGACAGGGCTTCACAACCTTGATCAAGCGGTTTGGAATCTGCTTACCCTTCGGTGGATGCAAAAATACGGCAAGGGAGTTGATGACCGGTGGAAAAATTCCATTCAGGAAAACGACGGAATGACGTTTGACGATTGCTTGACATCGCTAAAACTCATGGTCCGGCGTTCTGAAGAGAAACATCATTGCGTTAAGCCTCAAGACATGGCCGATATCGAGCGCATGGCTAAGTTTGCCAACGATAAGCTCAAGGCGCTTGCCTTTCAAAGCGGGCGGTCGTGATCGTTCTATATGCGGCTTCTAATCGATTTTGGAGGATGAAAAATGTCAAGTAAAGCTTTTATAAACTCGATGGCCACGATAGCCATCTGCGAATCACAAATCAACGTTTTGATGGCAGAACTCAAAGGGGATCAGCTTGGGGATATCCTACCAGCTCTCAAGGAGTGCAAGGAAGAGTGCAACCAAGCATATGGAAGCTGGCCAGGTCAGTTCGACGAAAAGGGGATGAAGCGGCTCAAGAAGATCCTCGATAAATTTCACGGAAGCGTCGAAAGCTTGGAAATGGCAGAGTTCACCAGCACCGGCCTTGCGTTGTTGGAATCACTACGTGCACGGCTCGTTGCTTGTAAAGCCGACCGGCGCCGTATCGCAGCGATCACCAACCTGATTGAAAAGTTTTCTGTTGTTCACAGTTTTTTTGATCCGGATCTTGACCGGCTTGCGGCTTACGTTTCTGCCGGCGAATTGGAAAACCGTTGGACCAGCATTGTGGAGGCGGCATAAATGCCAGCAATAGACCAGCAGGACCTCGCGGAAAATGAAATCCAAATAAAAGACTTGTGCGTTGCTATGATAGGGTTGGCAGTTACCGACATCACCGCTCACAGGGGAGGCAAAAGCACAAACTATTGGGCCGAGTCGGCAAGAAAATGGGTAAAGGATATTCGCCCGGGTGACGAATCCTACCCGACAACATTTGCCGGGTGCTGCGCTGTGCTCAATCTCCCGCCTAAAAAAATTAGCAAAATTTTAACAAGCGGGAAAATAGCCGCTGTCCGTAAGAAAAGATGGCTAACCTCAAAGCTGGTAAAAAACCGAGATTACAGCAAAACATGGTGGAAATGCAGAGTAATAAAAACGTGGGCCTGTGAGTATTGCGGCGACACGATACCGGCTAAAACGTTGTGCCACAGCCGGTATATAGGCAGCGGCGGACTATCATATGCCTGTGAAAAATGCTCGCGTAAAGACCATGACCCCAATACTGTTTTTAAAAACGAATTTAGGGTTAAAAAGGAGGCTGTTGCCTCATGATCTCAAATATCAAAAAACTGCCGGTACCATCAGAGCATTATGAGCAAGTCCAACTGTTCCGATGGCTCAAAGATAAAATGCTTGAAGATCCGGATTATGGCCTCGCTTATGCCATCCCGAACGGCGGGAAGCGAAACAAAAAAACGGCTGTTGACATGCAAGCCGAGGGGGTAAAATCCGGGGTTCCTGATGTGTGTTTCCCGGTTCCGCGTTATCCATACCACGGACTCTACATCGAAATGAAGCGGACTCAAGGCGGGAAGATAGAGGAAAAGCAAAAATCTTGGAATGTCAGGCTGAACGAAAAAGGCTATTACGCTGTTGTTTGCAGGGGTTCTGGCGAAGCCATTGCTGTTATCGAGGCGTATTTTAAATTGCCAAGGTGGTGGAAGGGAAATTAAATGCACTGCCCAAACTGCGGACACAAAAAAACAGAGGCCGACGCCCACACCGAAAGGAATCGGTGCTGTAAATCCATAATCTATCGAACCAGGACCTGCCCACTGTGCCTTGAAGTGTGGGTAACTCGTGAAGAAACCTGTTTGTGCGATATGGTTGGGGAGCAGATTTATGGCTTGCCGGTGGTCAACACGGCTTCTTACGATACTGTGGTTTTTAGGGTGAGGAAGGGGCAGAATGTTGTTATCCCAACAAAAGAGGAAATTTTGCCCTGGCAGTTGGACCGATATCGTGGAAACAAAAAGCCCCTGGGTGAGACTATACTTGGTCAAAAATAAAAAACCTCATATAGCGCTATCTGTAAAACCAAAAATTGAAGTCACAAATATTATGCGCGTATCATCGCCATAATACCGCCGGGTCTGGCCCGGTCCCGAAAAGGCGCCCGGCAGAGTCCGATACAAAATGTCCAGGCCCTCACGGTAAACGCGCTACCTGTTCAACAGGTTTTTAATATCTCGGGGTGATCCGCCGGCCAGGGGCACCCGCAATACAATCGGGAGTTGTGGCCGGGGTTAATTGCCCCGAAAGGGGGGTGCGATATACGGCGGGGATAGAAAATTCGGACGATTCTGAGATTAACGGTTTTAACGGGTCTATTGGTTTTTAGTAATGAAGGTAAGTAAGTGCTTACAATAAAACAAGAAAACTTTTGCCTCGCATACTTTAAGACCGGAAACGCTTCGGAAGCGTATAGGGAGGCCTATGATGTTTCGAAGATGAAGCCGGAAACAATAAATCGGCGGGCTCACGATTTGGTCAATAACGGCAAGATCAAGGCAAGGATAGAGGATCTATATAAGCCTATCCGCGATAAGTTGGTCGCCAGCAAGGAAAAAACGATCAAGCGCCTCATGCAGGGACAAGAATTCGACATCCGCGGCTTGTACCATGAGGACGGTAAATTAAAACAGCCCTATGAACTCGATGATGATACCGCAAAGGGTGTTGTCGGCGTCAAATACGACAAGGATACCGGTGCCCTTGTCGAATACAAGATAATCGATGTTAAGGGGTGCGCCGAGTTGATCGGGAAGCACCTCAAGCTGTGGGCGGACAAAGTTGAACTCTCCACTGATCCGACCGATCCAATCATGCAGGCAATCGCCCGTGCGGCCGGAGTATCCAAGGGCCTTCCTAAACCGGTGGTTGAATAATGGCAAACCTCCTCGATGATATCAACGCTATCCTCGGCCGCCGGCAGGCTATCAACGCACTAATTACCGCAGGTGAAGATCCGGATCTCGCCAAGGCCATTACCGACCCAGAAAACCAGCGCTGTTATCACCACCTGGAAAAAATGGAATGGCCAGAGATAGCCGAGGGCATCACGGATAAATGGTGGAGACTCAACAACCTCTATTACATCATCGATAAAACAGGCAAAAAGGTTTTGTTTCGTCCTAATTCTGCGCAGAAAAAATTATGGAATTCTGTATGGTATCGGACGGTTATATTGAAGGCAAGACAAAGAGGTTTTACCACATTCATCGATTTGTTTCTTCTCGATGAGGCCCTATTCACTCCCAATACGGAATGCGGTGTCATCGCCCACAACCTCGATGATGCCAAAAAGATTTTCCGGAGAAAGGTCAAATTCCCCTACGAATCCCTGCCTGAATCTATCCGCAAGAGGATACCGCTCAAAAAATCGTCCGAGTCGGAACTGATATTTGCCAACGGGTCCACCATGTCGGTGTCGGTGTCGTTCCGGTCCGCGACCGCTCAGTACCTGCACATATCCGAGTTCGGGAAGGTTTGCGCAAAGTTCCCGGAGAAGGCCCGGGAGATCGTAACCGGAGCGCTGGAAGCCGTAGCGCAGGGCCAGTTTGTTTTTATCGAGTCAACGGCAGAGGGCCGTTCCGGGTATTTTTACGACTACTGCAAAGCGGCCCAGGATTTGGAAAAAGCAGGCAAAAAACCATCCCCGCTTGATTTTAAGTTCTTTTTTTCCCCTTGGTGGGAAGATCCGGAATACACGATGGCCCCAGAGCATTACGCACCGATCAGCCAGGAGCACGCAAAATATTTCGCTGATCTGGAGGGCAAGATCGGAAGAGCTCTGACCCTCGGACAAAAGTCGTGGTGGGTGAAAAAGTTCTCGGTTCTCGGGGAGGATATGAAGCGTGAATACCCTGCAACGCCTGAAGAAGCCTTCCTGGTGAGCATCCAGGGCGCCTACTTCGCCTCTGAGTTCACGCGAGTTCGAAAAGATCGGCGTATATGCGCGGTACCATATCAGCCGGCGGTATCTGTTGATACCTGGTGGGATCTTGGCATGAACGATATCATGGCAATTTGGTTCACTCAGGACATTGGCCGGCAGATCCATGTCATCGATTATTTGGAGGGAAGCAACGAGGGGTTTGAATATTATTACCGACTCCTCACCGAGAAAAAATACAACTATGGCCAGCATTGGGCGCCGCACGATATCAGCGTGAAGGAGCTTGGCCCTGGGGCTATCCGGTGGGAGTCGGCTGCGAAGCTCGGGATCAGGTTTAATAGGGTGCCTAGGGTTAAAGACAAGCAGGATTCGATTCAGGCCGCTAGAAACATTTTCCCTATCTGCTGGTTCGATGAGGAGAAAACCGACCTTGGCATCCAGCGGTTGGAAAATTACCGTAAGGAGTGGGATGAGCACCTTGGAACATACCGGCGGACTCCGCTACACGATATTAATTCCAACGGGGCAGATGCCTTTCAAACGCTGGCCATGGGCCACACAAGGCATTTGCAAATGAGAACGGCGCAATCCGGTGTCGGGTCGGCGCCGGTAGAGTCAAAACCATACGCATGGACATAAGGAGGCCCGCATGGAAACAGGGCTATTGCAGTGGAAAAGCAACGAAGAACTGATCGCCGACGAAGAAGAGGCCGCCAGGCGTGAACTGGAATCCATCCAGGGCAGGCCGGAAATAATCTCTCTCGCGGCCCATGTCCGTGCCAGGTGGGAAGCCGCAAGGCAGGCCAAAATGCCGCACGAACAACGAATGCTCAAAGCGCTCAGGATGCGCAATGGTGAATATGAGTCCGATCGGCTTGCCCTGATCCGGCAGTCAGGAGGGTCCGTAATTTACATGATGCTGCCGGATGAGAAATGCAACGCGGCCGAGGCGTGGATTGAAGATATTCTCGGGGATGAACCGTTTGGTACAAAGCCGACGCCCGTTCCGGATCTGTCGCCGCAACAGCGACAAGCTATTGAAAACCAAGTCCGCATGGAGGTAGCTCAAGAGCTTCAGATCTCAGGGATTATGCCGACCCAAGAGGCCGTTATGCAACGCGGCCGGGAGATTTTGGAAGAGGTCAAGGCCCATGTTGCAGAACAAGCCAAGCGTACAGAGATCCAAGTCGAGCAGAAAATCAAGGATTTGGTGGTGGAGTCCGGATGGAGCGATGCCTTAAAGTCCTCAATCACCGATATTGTCACGCACCCCGCCGGGTTTTTGAAGGGGCCAATTTTCAGGAAAAAGAAAGATCTCGCATGGGGGCCGGACGGAACGCCCGTTGTTCAGGACATAATCGCAATGGAATGGGAGAGCCCGAGCCCGCTGGATATCTACCCGGCGCCGACGTCAACAAAGATAGGGGATGGGTATCTATTCGAAAAGCACCGGCTCACCCGGTCCGATTTGGTCGCAATGATGGGTGTTGACGGATTTGACGATACCGCTATCCGGCAGGTGCTTACCGAATACGGCAACGGTGGCCTCAACAATTGGATTTACATGGACAACGAGACCGAGCGAGCTCGGTTGGAGTCGAGAGACTACGAATCTCATGATCCGGATGGCAAAATCCACGCGTTGCAGTTTTGGGGAAATGTCCAGGGCCTCATGCTGCTCGAATACGGAATCGATCCAAGCATGGTGGAAGATCCAATTTCCGAATACAGCGCTGAAATTTGGTTAATCGGCCGGTATGTGATTAAGGCCGAGCTGAATGGTGACCCCCTGGGGCGGCCCCCGTATTACAAGGCCCATTTCAGGGATAAAAAAGGCTCGTTTTGGGGCATGGGCCTGCCGGAGGTGATTGAGGATATCGTGGATATGTGCAACGCTTCGGCCAGGAATTTGGCAAACAACATGGCCATGGCCAGCGGACCCATGGTTGGGGTGGATGCTTCCGCGAAGATACCAGGGGTTGACTACGAGAATATGCGGCCGTGGAAAATCTGGCCGTTTGATCTCACCAACTCCCAGGGAACCAGGCCGCCTATCTGGTTTTTTCAGCCGAACGTAATGGTTAATGAGCTGATGGCGGTTTATGAGAAATTTAGCGCCGAGGCGGACAACAAATCCGGTGTTCCAAAATACATGTACGGTGGCGAGAACCGCGGCGGCGCCGCGGACACTGCCAGTGGCATGTCAATGATGATGAGTAACGCCTCCAAGGCTATCAAAAAAATCATCCACAATATTGATGTCGGCATAATCGAGCCGTCTATCCGCCGGCTGCATCAAACCATCATGCTATACTATCCCGACCCGATCTATTTCCAGGGGGATATCAAATTTGTTGCCAAGGGATCAACCAGCATGATCGCCAAAGAGCAGATGCAGATTCGGCGCGGTGAATTCCTGAAGCTGATCATGAATCCTGTGCTTGCCCAGATTGTAGGCCAAGGGGGTATTGCTGAGGTCGCCAGGTCGATTGCCGACGGACTGGATATGGATGTTGACGATGTGGTCCCCACAAAAGAGGAGTTGGTGCAACGGCAAGCCGTTCAACAACAAATGATGCAGCAGCAGGCCCAGCAACAAGCAGCACTGCCACAATCCGGCGGAAAGCCGCAACCAACCAACCCGGCCGGTGATCGCGCCGGCGGGCAGGATTTCAGAACGTTTTAAGGAGGCGCATGATACGTCAACACTGTGAGGATAAAAGGGTTTTATCGGCAATTTCGTCATTGGAACACAACGAGGATTTCAAGCTGATTCGTGCATGGCTGAAATCCGAGTTGTCCGCCATGCGCGAAGAGTGCGACACCGAGCAGGGTATTCATTTGTCATGGAACCAAGGCGCCTGCCAAGCGATATCAGCCGTCATCAGGGTCATCGAGACCGCCAGGGAAACGATACGAGCCATGGAGGCAAAAGGGCCTCCGGTGATTGTGCATCATTCTTGGGTGTAGTTTTCCTCTAAAAATCTATTTAATAACCCGGTTTCCGATAAGGATTCCGGGTTTTTTTATGCCTAAATTCTATCATTTTCTCAGATAGCGCTATCTGCAAGCCGTTTTGTTGTTCTCTCCGCAACTCCTCTTTATCGTCGCATAAAGTCAACCACTTAAACGCGACACCCGAGCTTGTAAGCTCGGACCGCAAAAAGAAAAGAGGGAAAATGACGGAAGAAGAAGCAAACGACCTGATCCCGGCATCAATCCGCGAACGTGCGGCCAAGGCCGATGATATGGTCAAAGCGCTAAACGCGAACTTCGGCAAAGAAGTTTCGGCCCAGCAGCAGGACGGCAAGGATACCGGCGAGGCATCGCAGGCCCAATCCGCCCAGCAGCAGGACACCGCAAACACCCATCCGGAGCAAACGCGGGCGGATGATGGCTGGAAGGCGAAGTATGACACCCTTCGGGGAAAATACGACGCCGAAATCCCACGGCTGAGGGCTCAAATCACCCAATACGTCGCGGAGATAGACCAGCTGAAATCTGTTTTGCAGTCGCGCGCAGCAACCCCGGACACTGTTCGCCAACCAGGGGTGGCCACCCCTGACACTGGACGTCAACCCGGCGATGGAAATGGAAAAGACCCCACCGCATCGTTCGACCCCGATAGCCTGAAAGACTACGGGGAAGAGTTCGTCCAGCAAGGCCGGATCGTAAAAGATCTGATGGCAAAACTCGATCGTGTTATTTCTGAAAACGCGCAGCTAAAAGGGGCTGTGTCTCAGGTCGAGTCAAGCCAAAAGGCCAGCACGTATCAGCAGTTTCGCGCGCAACTCGCCGCAAGGGTTCCGGAAGTAGAGGTGTTAAACTCTGACCCCAATTTTTTGCAGTACCTGGGCCAGATACACCCCATCACCGGGCAACCCCTGATTGAGTCTCTGCGAAGTGCTGAAAAATCATTGGACGTCGAACGAGCGGTTTATTTCTTTGATGAATATAAAAAATCGCTCGGCAGTCCAACCAAAGCGCCGCCAGTGACACCGCGAAAACCTCCGCTTTCTCCCGCACAGGGAAAGACAGCGACCGAACTCCCGCCGCAAGGCAAGTTGTGGACTCGCGCAGAAATCAAGCAGTTTTACGCCGATAAAATGCGAGGGGTCTACACCGGAAGAGATCAGGAAGCCGACAAGATTGAGCGGGATATTTTCGCAGCGCAGGGGCAAGGAAGGATCGTCGGGTAATAGGAGATACCCGAAATGGCTTACCCGATTGACGCCAGTTTAGGCACTTATGCGAGTGCCGGTGGACTCAGTTCAACTTACATCCCGGAGATCTGGTCGAGTAAATTACTCGAAAAGTTCTATGCCACAACCGTCTTTGCGGCTATCGCAAACACGGATTACGAATCTGAAATCACGGCAATGGGCGATAAAGTTATCATCCGGACGGTTCCGGATGTAACGATTCGTGATTACAAGATCGGAATCAACCTCAACTATGAGCGCCTGCGACAAGCAAACGTCGAACTGCTCATCGACAAGGGCAAGTATTACGCTTTCCCGGTGAACGATCTGGAAAAAAAGCAGTCCGACATCAACTATGTCACCAAGTGGGCGGAAGATGCTGCGCAGCAGATGAAAATCACAATCGATTCCGAGATCTTGGGCGACATCTACGACGATGTTAACAGCGACAACACCGGAACGGCTGCCGGCAAGGAGTCGGAAGATATCAACCTGGGCACCACCGGTACAACCGGTGAAAGCGCCGTTGAGGTAACATCCTCCACGGTAATCGACAAAATCACCCTGTGCGGCCAGGTCCTGGACGAGCAAAACGTTCCGGAAACCGGGCGGTGGTTTGTTATCCCGGCGTGGATGGGCCAACGTATTAAAACGTCGGATCTTAAAGACGCCAGCCTGACCGGTGACGGTAAATCGATTCTGCGCAACGGCCGTATCGGAATGATCGACCGGTTTGAAATTTTCGTTTCGAACTCTCTGACATCCGTCACCGAAACGTCAACGAAATGCTGGCATACGCTGTTCGGTCACAAGAGCGCGCTGACCTTCGCAAGCCAGCTCGTGAAGAACGAAACGCTCAAGAATCCGACCGATTTCGGAGATCTTGTGCGAGGGCTTCAGGTGTATGGATACAAGGTTATTCAGCCGACCGCTATCGGTACCCTGTACGCCAAGGCTGGATAAATATCAGGATAACCGAACAAAGAACCCCTGATTTTAGGGGTTCTTTTCCCAAAGGAGGGTTTTGAAATGAGACACGAAAACCTGACCGTCCGGGAGTTATCCGGGTTGTCATTTTTGAATTTGTCAGGCGCTGTTATCGGCGCCGGCAGGACGGACGGAGCACTTATTAAGGCCGGATCAGCAACGTCAAGAATCATAAAGGATGTTGCCGATACAAAGTTCATGGCGTTCTATTTTGATAATGGTGCATCGAGCGGGGATAACCGCGGGATGTATTTAAGGCAATATCTGACCGGCGGCGCCGGAGGAGAGGCCTTGCGAGTCTTCAACACGGTTGAAAACGTTACCGCTGGAACAGCCCATGGGGCACACATTAGCCTTAACTTTGGCGCTACGGGGAAAGTATCCGGTCTCGGCGTTGCAATGCGGGCAACGCTTCACATCGCTAATCAAGCAACGCAGTCCGGCACAATGGCAGCCATCCAGGCCGAGATTTATAGCGATGGCACCACATCCGACCCCGCAAGCTCTGTTGTTTCGTGCATCAGGGTCGTTAACGATGGATCAGCAAAGGATGACGTCGATGACGATGCCTTTTTGCTCGATCTTTCCGGTTGGACAAAAGGCGCAGGTCACATGGTGCAAACAGATACCGGCAATGTCGATACACTTCTGAAATGCCGAGATGTTGATGGTACCAACATCTATATCATGTGTACCAAAACCATTACTTAATCTTCAAAAGGAAAGGACTTATGCAATTACGAGTGGCTGATAGGCTGGTGCTTCTGAACTCTATTCCCGCCACCGGGGATATTACGACCTTGAAAATAGTCCGGAAGTTGAGGGAACAATTATCTTTTACGGAAAAAGAACATTCCGAGCTTAAGTTCAAAGAGGAAGCAAGCCATGTTTTTTGGAATACAGAAGCAGATACGCCAAAAGATATCAACATAGGGCCTAAAGCCGCTCAAATTGTTTCAGATGCCCTGCAACTACTCAATAAACAGAAAAAATTAACCGAGGACCATTTGCCTGTATGGGAAATGTTTTGCTCGGAAAACGAAGAGGAGTAAACTATGAAGTTTGTAACCGATGAAAGTTATGGGAAAGTGCGACGGGTATTATCCGGAACTATCGGCATTACCGAGCAGGCAAATATCATCGGCATTGTACCGCTTGGCGCCGTTATCAAAAAGGTTGTTGTAGGAATCACAACTGTTTATGACGGGTCCGCGACGATCGATATCGGAAACGCCACTACGGCTGGCGCCTACATGGCCAACACCCTGATTACCGAGGGAACGGTGGGAACCTATACGGCATACCCCAACTCGACGTTGACAGCGGACACACCGGTGCTGGCGACTGTTGCCGGAGGGACAATTACCACCGGTGCCGCTGTGGTCGAAATCCATTACGAAATTTAACGAGCGTGCTTTAGGCGCGTAGCGGCCGGAACCTGTAAAACGGTCCGGCCGCACTATGGAGGATATACCGATGAGCCACACCCATGTGATCATGAGAAAAACAGGAAGAGCGTATATCAGAACCCCTATTTTGGATGCAAAGGCCGATGCTATTCCGGCGGTCTGGGATACAGGGCTTGGGAAAGCCGTTCCTTATTTCAAAGCTGCGTCTCCCAAGATGGCAGAAGGCCAAGATGCCGATGAAAATCAACCCGGCTTAGCCAATGATCTACGCCCGGAACTTGAAAAGCTAACCAAAGCCGAAATATCCGATCTCGCCATGGCGAAGTTTGGCGCTACCATCGAGCACGGAAACAAGGCTTCAATGATTGACGCATTCTTAAAACTGGCCGTAGAGGCACTGGAGGCATAACCTATGCCGACGATCACCGCACAAAATATCATCCAGCGGGTTTTGATTACCCTGCATGAGGATTTGACATCTCCGGTACGATGGGACAAAGACCGGCTTTTGCTGGCCCTAAACGATGCCCAGCGGCAAATTGTCAAATTTAAGCCAGAATCCTATGCTGTTACGGCTTCAGTGGCGACTGTGGCCGGAAGCAAGCAATCAATCCCGGCCGCTGGTATTCAGCTGATTGACATCATCCGGAATATGGGGGCATCACCCGGGACAACCCCGGGGAAGGTCATCCGGAGATGCACCAGGGCGGAGTTGGACGAAGAAAGGCCCGACTGGCACACCGAAAGCCCCAGCGCGGTTGCCAGGAACTTCGTTTTTGACCCTCGAAACCCGAAAACTTATTACCTTTGGCCGTCTCAGCCGTCATCTGGAATGGGGTATGTAGAAATGACATATGCCGCATCTCCGGCGGATGTAACAGTTTCTGACTGGACGTCAGGGTCAAACGTCATCACCCTGGATGATATCTACAACGTCGATATCTACCATTGGATTCTTTATGTCGCCTACTCCAAGGATGCAACGCACTCATCCAATGCAGCACGGGCAGCGGCTTATTACCAGATGTTTTTGCAAGGGCTTGGGTTGATGGATCAGGCGGAAACCAATATGGCCTTGCCGCCCACTCCAACGACCATGAAATCATAGGAGCGCAGAATGTACTATTCTGAAATGGTAGATTCGGTTCAGCCAGGAATAAGCGCTCCCGCATTCGTGGTTGAAGGGAAAATTCAGGATGCCGTTATCCAGTTTTGCGAAGAAACGGGGATCTGGGTAACGGACCTGGACGCAATCAATACCGTTGCCGATGAAGACACTTATGACCTCGAATCTTTTGACGGTGTCATCAACAGCGTTTTATCCATCAAGGATGAAAACGATTACGAGCTTGGGTTCAGCGTGGCTGATGATTTTTCAGCCTTCGTTCTTGATTCAACCCCATCGTCAGTGTTTGCGATCACGCCCAAAGTCGTGCTGATACCGGAGGTCGGCGGCGGGGAGTTTCCCGACTTTATTTATGCTCGTCACCGGGAGGCGCTCATTGCCGGCGCCAGATACAAACTGTTTGAAATGCCAAACAGAACATGGAGCCATGACGGTGAAGCGGCGAAGTCGTTGCTGAAGTTCAGAAAAGGAATTACCCGGGCGAACCAGACGTTGCTTCTGGGCAGAAAAAAAGAGTCGTTCGTCAAAATGATCCCATTTGTATAAGGGGAACTTGTTCATGAAGCTTGCTCAAGCTGTTTTTGCCGGCATGGCCCCCAGGGTCGAGCCGCATTTGCTCGAAGAGTCCCAGGGCCAAGACGCCACCAATTGCAAGCTGGTTTCCGGGGCGCTCCAAGCGCTCTACGACTCCATAGTTGCCAGCTCTCCAAGCGGCTCGTCTCTGGTGGACCTGTATAATTTCGACGGCACATGGCTTACCTTTACGGCGAAAACCAATATCGCCAGGGCGCCGGTCTACAACACAGACAACCGGTTCTATTACACGGTTTCCGGGTCAGCGCCTCGAAAAGCGCTCAAAGCCTCATACCCGACCAGTTTCAAAATGGGAGTGCCAAAGCCAGCTTCTATTCCGACTATCACGCTCTATACTGACCCTGGCGGCATCGGTGAAAACCTTCAGGATGAGGTGTCATACGTTTTTTGCTGGGTAACAGGATGGGGCGAGCAGGGGCCACCGAGCGACCCGAGTGCCATCACTGAAATCATGGATAATCAATATGTCGGGATAACCGCCGGCATCACATTGCCGACAAACCATGACACCGATTACAATATCGTCGGGTACCGCCTGTTCCGGCTGAGTCATGGGTTAACCGGATCAGAATATTTGCAGGTCTACACGGCGGAATGGACGGACAGTTCGACAACCGGCGGGCATATCCCGATATCAGATTTGACCCCAACCGATAGGGACGGATCGAATTATGCCCTGATAGATGGGACTAACCTGGGGGGCGCGCTCTCTTCAAACGGGTACCAGGAACCACCTGCCACCATGGACGGTCTCATTTTACTGTCAAACGGGGTTTGCGCTGGGTTTTATGGAAACGAAATCGCCCTTTCAGAACCGTTTTTGCCGTTTGCCTGGAACCCGGATTATGCCCTTGCCGCTGATTATCCCATAACGGCACTGGCATCCTACGACACCGCCATTGTGGTGCTGACAAACGCATACCCCTATATTATCGACTGCTATGACCCGGCAAACGCCACCATGAAGCGCATTAACGTGCCCTATCCGTGCGCCTCCCTGGATAGCGTTATAAGCGGCAATGGGTTTGTGGCTTACGCCTCAACGGTGGGCTTTATCCGGATCAGCGCTAACGGTGTTGAAAACCTAACCGAAGCTCTTTTTACTGACGAGCAGTGGACGGCCCTTGTCCCTTCCACAATGATTTGCAGATTTTACGATGATCGGTTTTATTTTTTCACATCGGCTGCAAAGACGGGATTTATAATCGATTTATCGTCTCAAATTGGGGCCTATATCCCGTTTACGATGACTAACAAGACGTATGGGGCTACGGTTTCGGTTAATCCCCACGGGCTTTATCTCCTGACAAAAACAGATGCGGGCGTATTCAAGATCGAGAAATGGGAGGGAGCGACAAGCAGAAAAGCGGCTACTTATACCAGCAGATTGATGAAGCTCCAAGCCCCCATCAACTTCCAATGCGCGCGGGTTCAGGGAACCCAAAGCTCCATCAACACCGTCACGTTCCAGCTTTATGGTGACGGGGCCTTGATCCACACCAAAACAGTTTCCGATGATGATTCGTTCTGGCTCCCCGGGGGGAAGCTTTACCAGGATATTGAGGTAAAACTTGCTACCGGCGTAGCAAAAGTGACGTCGTGGGAGTTGTCAACCTCCGTTGAAGAGTTGATAGGAGGATAGTATGGCCCGGTCTGCAACAATGCCCGTTATCCCGGACGTACCTGCCGGCATCGATGCGGCCTTAACCGCATTTTTAAAACCGATCAAGGTAACAATCGATACCCGTGAGGGCAGAATTGCAAGCTCAGGGGATCAGCTTGTCACCTTCAATATTCTTTCCGATCTTGGCATTGACGTCAACTCCAGGTACCAAATACCATCGACACCCCCAACATCCCGAATTACCGGGGATTCGATACCGCCCGGCATCCCGACAGATTTTACGGTCCTTCCGGTCGGCATCAATTCACATCGACTTCAATGGACAAACCCCAGCGATAAAGACCTTTGGGCGGTAGAGGTATGGTACAGCAACACCAACGATATAACGACTTCAGCGCTCCTTGCGGTAGTTACCATACCAGATGCCCAGCGGGGCCAGCAAAGCGCCTACACTCATTCGGGGATTGATTCGACCCTTGGTTACCATTATTGGCTAAGGTCAAAGGATTGGTCTGGGAACCTTTCTAATTTCGCAGCTGTTGGTACCGTTGTTGCCGCGGATAATCCTTCGCTTGGGGATCTGATTGCAGACCTGACCGGTATTATCGACTACGCTCAATTGTCATTAGATTTGCAGGGCGACATTGACCTTGCCGCCGGTCTGGATGGGAAGTTGGTCCTTTCCAACAACGTCGATGGCCATGTTTCCGGCGTGGTGCTGGTAAACGATGGGACAACCTCAGATTTCACGATTGTTTGTGATAAATTCAAGATCGTCAACAACTCCGACCCGGGGAACATCACGGTTCCTTTTGTGGTGGGGACCATTGACGGGACTTCAGCCGTTGGGATTAGCGGGGCGCTTCTGGTTGATGGGTCAATTTTAGCAAGATCGATAGCGGCCGGCAGTATAACGGCGGATAGGATAGCGGTTGGCACCCTCACGCCGTATGAAATGGCCCCCGGCACTGTCCCCATCTGGCAAGGTACTTATTCGGCGGCCACGGTTTACGAAAAGGGCGACGCTGTTTTTTACAACGGATCGTCATTCACCTATATCAACGACACCCCTGGGGCTGGGCATACTCCGGCAGATGATTCGTATTGGGATTTTTACGCGCAGGCTGGTACATCTGGATCGTCTGGATATAACGCAGCAACTCTTGTGGCCTACCTCCGAAGCGCCACAACACCAGGGACCACCCCGGGAGCGCTGACCTATACTTTTTCAACGGCAGATTGGACACCGGGCAACTCCTGGTCAAAGACAGTTCCTTCCGGCACCGATCCGGTATGGGCGGTCGCAGTTACGGCCTACTCAAACACCGATACTAATAGCATTCTTTCAACAGATTGGAGCGCTCCGGTTCAGGTTTTTGCTAACGGCGAAACGGGAGCAAGCGGCCTGAATGTTGCGACGGCATATCTTTATCAAAGGACAGCTTCCAGCACGGCGCCAACGGCGATGCCAACGGCGGCTTTAACCTTCACATTCGCAACGGGTGCCATCACTGGTACCCCTGGCAACAGCTGGACCGCGGCGATACCGGCGCTTGATGCCTCAAAGCCGTATTTGTGGGTGACTACGGCGACCGCAAGCAATACGGCAGCTACTGATTCGATTGCCGTCGGAGAGTGGGCGGCATCGAGGTTATTGTCGCAGGACGGATCGGCGGGTACAGCAGCAAGAAGCGTTTCCTTGACGGCAAACGACCAGGCTACAATATACGACGTGGAAGGCGAGCGGGACACGCCATTTTACACCTATGTTTACGCAGAAGCTTATAATACTTCCGGTACGGTCTATTATGAATTCGTCCTTGAGGGGACAACTGTTCAAAATACCACGGCGTCATCCTATACGTACTATCCCCCCGATACATTCGCAGAAATGCCTCAAAAGATCGAGGTGAACATCAGAGAGGGTGCGAGTTCCGGAACGATACTTGCGAGCGATAGCATGACCTTTTTTGGCGTTAGGGCCGGTGCAAGTGCCATCACCGTCGGGAACTCGAACGCGGCGCATGTGCTGCCGGCAAGTTCTGAGGGTACCGTTTCTTCTTATGCCGGGTCGGGGACCATATTGTCTGTTTGGGAAGGGGCGACACAGTTATCCTATTCTACCAGTGGGAATTCGACGTGGAATGTTGTCTCAGCCGTTGGCAGTTCCATTACAGTCGGCACCCCAAGCACCGTAGGCCAAACGAGGGTTTACGGCAACCACAGCGCTATGACGGCGGATCTTGCGACGGTCACGTATACCATAGCTGTTAGAAACGCGGGGGGGGCAACTCAAACATTCACGGTGCTCCAATCGTTCAGCAAATCAAAAGCGGGCGTTGATGGCGCGGACGGAGCTGATGGGGCTGAAGGTGCGCCTGGTCCCGGAGTCGTTTATCGGGGTGCGTTTGCGGCAGGCACTTATTATTACACAGCAAAGCGAAGAGATATTGTATCGTATTCAGGGTCTTATTATCTTTATAATGTCCCAACCTCTGATAGCGGTGCTTCTGAATCTTCCTGGAGCGCCGGTGACTGGACCGCCTTCGGTGCGACATTTTCAAGCGTTGCCACTGACATTTTGCTGGCGGTTGACGCAACGATTTTGAAGTATTTGACCATCGGCAGCACAGGGGGACTTAGGTCTACTGGAAAAGATTCTTATGCTGACACGACGGCAGGGTACTGGCTTGGTTATGATAGTTCAGCCTACAAGTTAAATATTGGGAACTCAACAGATTACATAAAATGGACTGGATCAGCGCTTTCAATTGCCTCATCTTCAGCAGCAGCCATAACCATCAGCGGGGCGGGCGGAATAACGCTTAACTCTGGCGGAGGGGTCACCGTAAATTCTGGTGGTAACATTAAGTTAGTTGGGGCATCGTATGACCCCGGAATGATAGTCTTATATGGGTCTTCTTACAGCACAGAATTTTATACAATTCTAAATGGGGCAAGCATTCACATTAGGCCAACTATAGCGTCAGCGGTAACATTATATTTTGGTGATCCAAGTACTGATAGACGTTACTCTGCCATAGTATCTTACGCCAATACGTTTTCTATTGTTGCGTATACAACGTGTAATATAGATTGTCCTGATTTTGACCTCGATGCCTCAGATGATATTTTTATTGATGCCGGCGACAATATAAGCATTACCGCAGCAGACCTTTTAACCCTTACGGCAGATGACATTATCTGCACAGGCCAGCTTCGTCCTGAAGCAGCAAACACGCGGGATTGTGGAACAGCAACCTATTACTGGCGGGGTGTTTGCTCTGATGATTATTACTATAAAACTACAGGAACCTTAATCCCCTTTGATCATCTTGACGACCTTGCAATTATAGACTCAGCAAAACCGAAGATTAATGAGGTAACCGGGAAAGAAGCTCTTGATGTGTCTGGCTTTCCGGATGATTTTTTTATGAAGGATGATGCCGGCAATGTAAATCGAGAGTGGATGTGTAATAAAAACGTTTCAACTCTTTTAATAGGTGCTGTTAAGCAGGCAAATAAAGTTATTACCGAAGACGTCATAGAACAATTCAACGCAATGATAGAAGACCACCAGCAACGCATTGCCAAACTGGAAGCGCAAATAAATAAGGAGACAGTGTAAATGGATCAGCAAATCCCAATGCAAAAATTCAAAGAATGGATCGCCGAACTGTATCTTGAAAAAAAGGCCATGGAGATGGTCATCCAGTCGCAGGCGGAAGAAATTGCGGCGATGAAGTCCGCCTCAGAACAAAAGAAGGTCGAGTCCAATGTGTGACTGCCAGCCGCCGAACTATATCCTACTCCCCTACGTTCAGACCGAAGATGGTAAGTGGAGTCTTTCCGATGATCAGGTCATGGCGTTGCATGATAGGATTATCCAGTGTGGTTATGGTGAAATCTTTTGTGATGGCACGCTCGATACTCGTGAAAAATTTCTTTCATCCATGCAACAACAAAGCAAGCTCTTTATTTTTTTTGCTGGGGGTTTAATCCCAGGGGTTTTTTGGCTGAATCGATTTGAAGGAAAAATGGCACGGATTCATTATTGCGGGTTTAAGGTCGGAGAATATCGAGATAAAATCAGATTCGCTAAAAACGCCATGAAAATGATCCTGCACATGCAAAAGACTGACGGGACATTCTTGCTTGATGTTTTGGTGGGCTATACCCCTGCGAGCCTAAAGAGGGCTGTTCGATTCATTGGGGATGTTGGAGGTATTAAGGTGGGCAAAATACCATTTTTGTCGTGGAACGGAAAAACGGGGAAAAGCGAAGAGGGTATAATTTCATATTTGACGAGGGAAGCATATGAAAATTTATAATGAGATCAAGATGAATATCGATTCTTGGGAGGTCCTCCAGGAAGATTCCTCCGAATATTGCGGTCCGGTGACGCTTTGCAAAAGTGGTGGCTCAACAACAACAGTTGACCCAGCGTATAACTCCATTCTTGGGTCGATCGCTCAAGATAACCAAAAATGGGCAGACCTGTTTATGAGCCAGTATTTTTATGCCGACGCATCTGGGGACCCGAATGAAAAGTTGACGGGATTCTATAAAGATGACGGCAGTTTTGTTGATATGACAAAATTTCAAAACGTCGAATGGGTCGCCGAGGGAAGGTCCTCACGTGGGCGATCAGTGGACGGAGAAGACCTAGGGATTTATTTAGACCCGAAAATGAACGTCAAGGGAAACCCCGACCTTGAAGGTATGAAGTGGAGTACCAAGTTAAAGCGGTTCGAGTTCGCGGATGGAACACCAGTTTCTTACACAACCGTTTTGCGAAAAGACACGCCCGGGTATGAAGAATCAACCCACACTTCCGGCGCTGAATATGCCCAGAACTCGATTGATGCCCAACAATCCCTGTTGGCCGGGGAGACCTCCGCTTCAGCTTCAGAGACGGCGTTAAAGGGAGCAACTGCCGATGCTGCACTGTCGCTAATCCCGGCCCAAACAGATGCCGCGCTTACAACGGCGCTTCTGACGACTGCGACAAACGATATGAATAGGGCAAACGTTGACCAGCAAGGGCGAACCAATCTTTCCGGGCTTTTGTTAGAGCAGGAAACCAACGATATGAACCGGTCACTCGTTGATCCAACGCAACGGGCGGCGCTATCCGGCCTTGAGCTTCAGCGGGAAACAAATGATATGAACCGATCGTTCATCCCCCTAAAGACCGAAGTCGGGAAAGCTTTTTATGATGCGGCCCTAACCGGTGTCGATCCAAACCAACGTGCCAACCAGGCCCAAGTTGACGCCACCCTGGCGTTTCAAAACGCTGGCAAGGATATGCGGCAGCAAGCTGCGCTTGCCGGCGTGAACCCGAATTCCGGCAGGTTTGCCGGCGCTTTGGCAAACAACTCCTTGGACCAGGCCAAGGCTATCGGTGGGGCGAGAACCGCAGCCAGAACGAATGCGGAAACTGAGAATTTTAGCAGGCTCACGACAGCCATGGGAGGGGCTCAATAATGCCTTACTCTTTTCAGCAAATACAGCCGGATGTTTTTTTCAATAACGCCACAGCGCTTCAGGGCCAAGCTACTGGAGCCGCCTCAAGCATGAACCGGATGAAAGAAAAAAAGGTTGATACCCACACGGCAGGCGGAGCGATCAGTTCTATGGCTGGGACAGCTTTGGTGGGCGGCCAGATAGGGAAGATGTTTGTTGGAGAAAAAGCGGCTGAAAGCGCCACCAGCGCAGGAATAAAAGCAGCCCAAATGCCAGGTGGGATGATGGTTGGGGACGCGGCTTTTATGGGGTCCGGTGGGGGTGCTCTTAGCGGTGCAGCCGGTGGGGCTTCAGCTATAGAGGGCGGGATGATGGTTGGGGACGCGGCCATGATGGGCTCTGGGGCTGCTGCTGCAGGGGGCGCGGCCGGAGGTGCGGCCGGTGGGACCGCAGCTATAGAGGGCGGAATGATGGTTGGAGACGCGGCCCTGATGGGTTCTGGTGCTGCTGCGGCAGGGGGCGCGGCCGGAGGCGCGGCCGGTGGGACCGCAGCTGTTGAGGGCGGAATGATGGTTGGCAATGCAGCTCTTATGAGTTCTGGAACCGCTGCCGGAGGTGGGGCGCTCGGAGCGGCCGGAACAGGAGCGGCGGCCGGCGGTGAAGCGACATCATGGAGTGGGCCATGGGCAGCCGTTGGGGCGGCGGTAGGGGCGGCTGTTGGCTTACTCACTTACTATCTGGCTTAGCAGGGGTGACATTATGGATAGATATGGCAGGTTCGACCTTCAAGATGGCATTCAGATTTATGGAGCGCTCAGGGGGTTCCAACAAGATCAACGTCAAGATGAGGCATATCAGCGAAAGCTTTCAGAAGAGCAGCAATATAAACAGAATCTGGGGAACCTCCAAAAAAATCCGGATTACAAGCCGGATATGAACGCCCCAGGGTATGACCCTGATGCTTGGAATAAAGCCGCATTGCAGCAGGCCAGTGCAACCCTTGCCACCGATGAGGCTACCGAAAAACGCGCAAAGATGGCGCAGCAACGCATCGAGCTTCAGCGCAATAACATTGCCAGAGGTGCTTCCGATGCCCTTGCCGTTTACCAGACTGACCCCCAGGCGGGGACTATCGCCATGCTGAAAACGTATGACCAGCTTCATGACGGTATCGAGATAGTGAAGGATGATAACGGGAATCCGCTTATTGACGAGAAGGGCCAGATCACGCTCAAGGGATTGAACGGTTCCACCACAACGGCGCCAATCCCTCCGATGGGCGATATGATCAAAATGGCGCAGATGTACACCGACCCGAAAAACCTGCAAAAGGTGGATGCCATGTCAAGCGACGCTTACCGGGCGGCGAATGCATCCGCTATCGCAAAGGCGAAGCACTATCAGAACGACCAGGGCCAGGTTGTTGCCGTTGTGGATCAGCTCTATGATCCGATCGATAGAAGCAAGGTTCAAACCGTTGTTCTCGATCTTAAAACAGGCCAACCGATTGATCCTGCCGAGTTCGCACAGGGGGGGTTCCGGGAAATCAGCCGGGAGAGTACCGACAAGTTTGGCCAGCAAGTTGCGCTTAAGGGTCTTGAGGCGTCAAACGATAGGAACAAGCTCACGTATGAATATCAGCTTAAGGGCGATCTGGAAAGAACGAAGGCTGGCGCTCAAAACAAGGGCGGTGTTGGGTCGGCTGAAGCGAAAAATCAGCTTGAGCTTGTCCTGATGCCTTTTGCTGAAGGCAAACAGCCGCTGTTTACCATGGATGGGGATATGACCGCCGAAGGGCAAACAGCTCTTCAGAAGGCGCAAACAACCCTTGGAAAGTATCAGACCACAGCGCCGAAAACTCTGACGGAAAAACGAGAGGCCGAGCAGGCAAAACGCGCCCTTCAGGTTTATTCGAACATGCATGACGAGGTCATGAGAAAATGGGGGCCAGGTGGTAAGCCCCAGGCTTCCGCGTTGTCTGGTGGCGGGCAAGGACAGGCACCGGTGGATGTTCCCAACCAGGCCGCAAACGATCTTGTGAGACTGAAAGAATCAGGGCTATCGGATGAAGAGGCCGGAATAGTTTTGATGAAACGGTACCCGACCTTGAAGGTTCAAGACGATACGGCCCGGCCCCAACAGCCAATACAACAGCCAATTCAACAACCCCAAGGTCAATCGGCGGCGCCCCAACAGCAGGGCGGCGGGATATCTCCCCAGCAAGCCAAAGCCGAATTTCAGGGCCTTGCCCGCCAGTACGGCAAAGACAAAGCGAAGCAGATGATGATTCAAAAATACCCCGGTCTTTTTTAGGAGATCCATGATGCCCGACATATTTGACGAGTGGTATGCAGAAATAGCACCCCCAGCAGCACCCAGCACTCCGGCGAGATCGACCTTTGATGATTGGTGGGGAAGCCCGGCGGAACCCGCCGTGGAACCCGTGCCTCAAAAAATAACCGATGCTGATCTTGACCAGTGGGCGGCAGAAGTTGAGCCTTCATTTATGGATAATTTGGCAGCCGCACCAGTGGAGGCACTAAAAGGCTGGGTCAGGGGAGCAAACAGCATTCCGGAAAGCGCCGGCGCCGCCATGGAGTATGCCGGGCGACGGCTTGAAACCACTCCTGAAGAGCAAATCCAAAACGGGATAAACCGCCTGAACCCAAACCAGCAAGGCGAAATCATCAACAAGATGATTGATTGGTCAAGGCCCGGGGTTGACGAAGATGCTTCTTTTAACCGCGCGGCCAAGCAAACCATTGAAAAATACGCTCCGATATCGGCACTTAGGGGAGCCGCAATGGATGCCGGGAACGCCATCGCGCCGCATTTAATCGACGCCGGCAGGGCCACCTCGGATTATTACAAAGACATGGCAAGCGGCTATAAGGCCGATGCGAGCTTTGAAAATAAAAACCTTTGGGATAACCCAGACCTTCTTTTGAATCCGGCATGGTGGTCATCGAGCACCGCCGAGATGATGCCGCAATTGATAGCAACACTGATTCCGGCAGCAGGGATTCAATCCGCTGTAACCCGTGTGGGGGCAAGCCTTATTCCGCAAACCGTCGAAGCTTCGGCAAGGCTGGTAAAGCTTGGCCGGTTTATCGGGGCAGCCGGTGGTGGTGCCGCCGGCGGAGGAATGGAGGCGACGCAAACCTATAGAGACGTGCTCGAAACAACTGGCAATGAAAAAGAGGCCGCAAGGGCCGCTGAATTTATGGGCGTTGCATCCAGTATCCTTAACACAGTCGGCAATGCCGAAATTCTTGAATATGCCGGCAAATCGTTTTTGAAGAAGGTCGGTCGAGGGTTTGTTGTCGAGGGGGCATCTGAAGGCCTTGAGGAACCCGCAGATGTTTCCGGCAGGATGTTATCGAAAATCATCAACGGGGAAGATCTCCCGGATGATGTAGCCAACCTTTATCTTGATTCGCTGAAATCTGCATTGACTGTTTTCCCGATAGCAGGGGTTACCGGTGCGGCCGGTGCGGCCGGAACGCATTTCAAAAGCAAGGGCGCCGCCGTCAATCTTCTTGAAAGCAAGGCGGCGGATACAGATTTGGCCGCCCAACTCCGGGCGACTGTCGCCGATGCTCCGGTGGGAGACGGAACAATTCCCCTTGACACCCCGGCGCCCCCGGGCGGGTTTGGTTTCCCAGTTCAGGACCAAGCGGAAATGGACGCCATGGAGCAAGATATCATCCGGCAACGTCAAACCGCCCTTGCTGGCCCAGAGATTCAGGCAACACCGCTTCAGGTCCAAAACCAAGCAAAAATTGACCGGTATGCGGCGGACCAAGCGGCAGCCGAGCAAGATCAGATTCGTCAGGCCCAGCAGGCGCAAGGACTCGGGAAAACCGGGGAGGTTCTCGGGCAGGGCGTTGATCAGGCCAGACAAACACAAGAGCTTTTGTATCGTGCTGGCGGGCTTCCGGTTCCGGAGCAGACGCCGAACCGGTTAGCCTTACCGTTTCCGGATAGCATCGACCCAAACGCGATACCGCTTCCATACGATGACACCACCTATGACAGCATTTTTGATCAATGGGAAGCTGAGGAGGAAATGGAGGCTCCCACGGGTGCTCGGACTGCAATTCCGATGGATAAGCGTCAGGTTGGTTTTGAAACGGTTGGAGAATCCTATCCATACAGTTCCGGCGATAGTACTCCGGTGACTGAGCGGCCAAATATGGCGCTTTTAGCTGGACCACCCGTACCTGATTCGAAGGTTGCTCCTGTTGGAATGAGTGCCCCTGAAAGCCCAAAGCCTGAAACCAAAAAGGAAAAATCCCGCAGAGAATACAATGAATTTGTTTCTGGGTTATCAGAGCAGCAACTTGAAAAAGTGAAAGGCTTGATTCCGGATACCGAACCAGATCTCCCCGGTTCTGTTCTGTTGAAGATAAAGGCAAAACTTAAAGCCGATCCGCCAGGCGCTGAAGCGGTAACAGAGCCGGTTATGGCTGATTCCATCAATCAACCATCAAATAAAGATGTTGAGGAAAGTTGGGATGTTGGGGTCGCTGCGCCTGTTGTTGGGGTTGAGGCGTCAAGCAAAGTCGAGCCTCCGAAGGCAACCCGTTTTCCGCAAAGTCACGTTGACGATCTGTATGCAAAAAACATCATCCATCCGGTTGCTGACGCACAGCAATCCACAGAGATAGAGACGGACCCTGCGAGAGTGCAAGAGATAAAAAATAGCATCGCAGAGGGCGAAATTATTTTAAAATCCGGAAAAACAATATCCGGAAAGAGAATGCTCCCTGAGCAACTCGCAGCCGTTCAAAGAGCGGTTGATAGTAGTTATTTAAAGATAGGCGGGAAAGCCCCGCAAAAAACAACCGAAGGAGGTGATGCAAATGTCCAAACAGAAGGGCAAGGGCAAACCCAAGCCCTGCCGAAAATAAAATCAGGTCCACAGGAAGTGACCGACCCAACAACGCCCCCCGCCGAATCGATCCCCGGCGGGGGATCAAAAAACATCGTCAAGGGTAAACAGGGAACCGCTTACACCCAGAAAAACGATCCGGTTGGTTTCCATTATGCCGTTGTTGATGCAGATGATCTTGTGGTCTCGCACGATGCCGAGTTTCATAAAAACGAAGCCTATCCTCAAGAGCTTCAGCCAAGAGACCGGGACAGGTCCGCCCTTCGTCTTCAGGTTGAAAAAATAGCCAACACCATCAATCCGGCAAGGCTTGGTCAATCCGCTGGGGTTTCTTCGGGGGCTCCTATCGTGGGCCCGGATATGGTGGTCGAGTCTGGAAACGGCCGAAGCATAGCGCTACGAAAGGCATTCGCCCTTGGGAAGGGCGAGGCTTACCGGAAGTTCTTGGCGGATAATGCGGAAGATTTTGGGGTTAACCCAGACGAGATCGGCAGCATCAAAAACCCGGTTCTTGTCCGGGTTCGGGCTGATTCTAAAATGGATCGCGCGAATTTTGCAAAAGAAGCCAACCGGGATGAAATAGCTCGGATGAGCCCGCTTGAACAGGCCATATCTGATGCTGAACTTATCACCGATGACGATATTTCTATGTTTAAACCGTCAGATGATGGCGCTATTTCACCACACGCAAATTCTGCTTTTGTGAAGCGGTTTTTTACCAAGATGGGCGGGAACGAATCCGCCGGCTTAATGACCGATGACGGACGGATCACAAAGACCGGCCTTGACCGGTTGCAAGCCGCCGTATTTGCTAAGGCATATGCCGATAAGAATATCGTCGAGTTGCAAGCAGAGGAGGCCCACCCTGATATCAAAACGATTATCAACGCGCTCAATATCGCGGCCGGAGAGTTTGCGAAAGCTCGGTCCAACGGGGACGCTTTTAACGCACTTGATATAACAAGTGATATAGTTGAGGCCGCAAAGATTGTCCGCCGATCGCGCAACGAAAAGACAACTGTCTCCCAAATCGTTAACCAAAAGGATATGTTTTCGAAGCGATCCGTTGAATCCGAAGTACTTGCACAATTTTTTGATAACAACATTCGGCGCGGGAAGCACATGGGAACCGCCCTAAAGAAGATGGCGGAGACAATCAAGAATGATTTGCAAAATAGGAACCAGCTTGATATGTTTGGCAAGAAGCTTAAGATTACCAAGCAGGACGCCATAACGCGAGGAATCGAATATGCAGACGCCGAAAGAGATAACGGACAACGACAAAAGGGTCTATTTGATAGCAGTTTTGACGAAGGCAATCGAGGAGACCAACAAGGAAAACTCGAACGATCCTCCTCTGGAAATCCCGAAAGAGTGGTTGACGGAGGTGTAAATGAGCGATCCAATTCCTATCAAACCGTACTTGAAAAACCAACCCAACTCTCCTTTGATTTCAAACCATCAAAACGCGAAGGTAATAAGACCGGAGCTGTTCTTCCGGTATCGAATCCGGCCAGAGTCAGAATGTCAACGACTGGGGACATACACGCCGCCGGAACCGTGGTGCGGGATTCCGCCGACGCCGCCGCCCTTCTTGCCCATATAAGAAAAGCCGCCCAGGAAAACCTCTACTTCGTCACAACCGATAAGGACGGACTTGTCCTTGAAATACACAGGTACAGTAAAGGGGAAAAAGCTTCCGCAGCTTTTAATTCTATTGAGGCTACCGGGGGCATCCTTCGTATTCCAAGAGCTGCCCACACCTACATGGTTCACAACCACCCGAGCGGCACCCTTTTTAGGTCCAACCTTTTGGAAGATAGTTCTGGTGCAAGCGATCAAGACGTCCTGGCGCTGAAACGGCTCTCATCCAATTTAGGCCTTAAGGGCATTTCTGCTCATGGCCTCATCATTGAGGGTACAACCTATACTGATTTTACGCCTGGATCTGATTACGAGCGAAAACCAATCAGGGCGACGATACGAAAGGTTAAGCTCCCAGTAAAAGAGCGTATTTTTAAATACAGCGCGCAGCCCTCAGGCCAGCAGGAAATGTTGAACAGCCCCGAAAAAGTGGCTGAAGTTATAAAAAACAAATACGGCGACAAGGACGGGTTGATGTTCCTGAACACCGGACTTTTTGATGTTGGGTTTATGCCGTGGCCCAAGGGGGAGAATCAAAGAGTCGCAGTCGCCAAAATAATATCTGAAGCTGAACAATTAAACGCAAGGGGCTTTGTCGTTAACCTGTCAGAAATAAGCCCAGAACGTATGCAGTTTATCAAAGACGTCGCCGCCGGCACCCGGCTGGAGCTCTTCGATGTTATTGAAAGCGGGGACTCTTTTTACAGGAAAGATACTTGGAGGCTCTCTGGCTCGGCTGTAAGCTCGGAAGAGGCCTCTATCGATAGACTTAATTCGATAGAAGATAGGCCGCTCTATTCTACATCCCCCTTATCGCCTCAATCCGGCATCACCCTAAAAGACGTCCGAGATATGTTCCCCGGAATGGCCGTCACAGACTCCGGGTATGGCAAGTTCACCCTCACAAATCCTGCCGGCAAAGCCATCACCGTCGAGACCGTCAGTCGCATCGGCATCGATGATGGCGCCTTTGAAATATCGTACCAGCGCAAACCCACATCCGAAGAAAAGGCCCGTGGCGCCGCAGGGTCATACCAGAACGGAACGATAAAGATCTCAAAATCAGGCGACCGATGGTCCCTTGCCCATGAAGCCTATCACCACCTCGAAGCATCGGGTATGATCAGCGCCGGGGATATACTAGTGCTGAATGAGGCTGTCAAGAAGGCCGGCGGTAGGGCCACCGAAGAAGCCCGCGCCAGGTTCGTTGAGGACATGCGGTACAAGCGGGACTCTGTTTCCGGCCGGTTGCGGAAGCTTTTGCATAAAATCAGGGATTTGATTGACGGGTTTGTGAACTTGTTTCGGCGGACCGCCAAGGGGGTTATTCGGGATATTGAGTCAGGGTCGATATCCAAGGGAGAAATATCAAACAGCCAGATGACCGCCGCGGCCCCGGCCTATCAAATAAAAACCGACTTCTCAAAGCAGCTTGATGATTTTATTTCGCGTGGGGAAACAGGACAACGAAACTATGGCGAACTCATAACAGTTGGGTGGACCCCCGACGTGCTTTTGGCCCTTGGCGCAAAAAAATACCCTGTTACTATGTCGCCAAAGGTAGCCATAAAAATTCTTAACGACCGAGAAGACAGGCGAGGCATCCCTGTTGAAACATTAAAACAAATCCCGGAAGCTATCGCTGACCCGATAATGGTGTTCGATTCTAAAACTGCGCCAAAAGGGCAAAGCCTTGTTGTTGTAACAGAATTAAAAAGCCCAGAGAATAAGACTATAATCGTTGCTATTTATTTAAACCAGCGCAACAAGCGGCACGAAGTTAACGCCATTGGCAGCCTATATGGTAAAGACAAGGATCCTTGGTTTGTTGACCAGATTAAAGAGGGTAGGCTTAGATATATAAACAAAAAAAAGAGCAACCGATGGTCTCAATCCGCCGGGCTCCAATTGCCCCTGGAGGAGACCACCAATGGCTCTTCTAACCGGAAGATACTGTTTGATCACGATATTGTCAAGCCAAAAACTCAATATTCAGGCACCAACCCCAGAACCAATAACGATCCCTTCGCCGAAGAAAACCGACGCCTCCGGGAGCAGGACAAAACCCTTTGGGAGAAAGCGGGCAAAGTCCTAAAGCGCCAACTTGCCCCGGGCGGTCTTCTCCCCGATGAAGTGTTCTCGGAAAAGATCAAGCGCGACTCAGAGTTCAACGTGGTCGAGATGGATACCGAGCGGCTTGTAGTAGCCTTTGAGCGGGCAGTCAAGAAGGATTACGGGAAAACGTTTCAAGGTTTGCCGTTCGCAAAGCAAAAGGAACTTGCAGATGCCCTCGCCGGGAAGGTGCCGGCCAACATGCCGGAAGGGACCAAAACGACTATCGTGGCCATGCGCCGGTACATTGACGGCCTGTCCCTTGATTATGCCGATATCCTCTTTAAGCAGGCCGAACAGATAGCGCGAGACGGTAAAAACGACGCGGCCGCCGCGGCGAAAGTGGATCTCCTCAACACCATTGCAGGGAATGTGGGGCAATACGTTCATCGGTCGTACCGGGTGTTTGATGATAAGAATTGGTTTAAGAAGGTTCCGACCGAAATCATCAACGATGCCAGGCTTGCCCTGCGCGACCAATACATGGAAAAAGGCGAAACCCAAAAAGACGCCGATACCATGGCGGATCGGGCCATCAACAAGATTTTGAAGACCGGAACCGCTTTCGACAGTATGGAAAGCTTCATCAAAGAATCTAAGCTTGGCGCCAAGGACTTGAGCGTCTTGAAACGGAGGAAGGATATCTCCCCGGAGATCCGGGCGCTACTCGGGCAGCACATCGACCCGCGGGTGAACTTCGCCAAGACCGCCACCAAAATGGGGCGGCTGGTTTGGAATCAGCGGTTCCTTGACAAGATCCGCGAGACCGGTATGGGAGTTTTTCTGTTCGAGGATGAAAATGCGCCGGCCGGGGCCACCAAGCAGATCGCAGCCGATCAATCAGAAACTTATTCCCCGCTGAATGGCCTTTGGACCTTTCCGGAAATAGACCAAGCATTCAAAGATGCCCTCGGCAAAGAGCAGATGCCGGACTGGTTGCGAACCATCGTTCAGGTTAACGGCGCCATAAAATTCGGGAAAACGGTCCTGTCTCCAACTACGGCGGCCAGAAACTGGCAATCCGCCATGTTCTTTGCGCTGGCAAACGGCCATTTCAACATGACCCACATGGCAAAGTCGATAACCTCATTGCAGGAATATTTCAACGCGAACGGAAGCGACGCCAAATTCCAGTATCTCAGAAAACTGAAGCAGCTCGGGGTGGTTTACGACTCCCCTTATGCCGGCGAGATGATGCGCCTTTTGGCTGATAGCCAAATGGCAGATGATCTGATCCGGGGTACCGGCCATAGGACCCTTAAAAACATGATAGGGTACGCCCAAAAATTCTATCAGTTCGGGGATGATTTTTGGAAAATTATCGGATTCGAGAACGAAAAAACGGCCTTTATGCGGACCGGTATGGATGAGGCGGAGGCCGAGAAGGAAGCGGCCGAGCGTATCCGGAACACCTACCCGACTTACAGCATGGTTGGGAAAGCAATCAAATCCCTCGCCAGGTTTCCCCTGGTGGGCACCTTCGTAAGTTTTCCAGCGGAGATCATCCGCACCCAGGCGAACATGCTTAGCTATGTCGCCCAGGATTTCAAAACGCCCGGGCGGAAAAAGATGGCGCTCAGGCGGATGGCTGGAATGGCCATATCGGCCGGCGCGATTTATGCGCTCCAAGCGGTATCAAAGGTAATTTTGAGCGTCGATGACGAAGAAGACGAGGCGACGAGAAAGCTTGCGGCGCCATGGCAACGGAACTCTAATCTTTGGTATCTGAACAGGGAAAAGGACGGATCGCTTCGCTATATCGATCTGAGTTTCCTTGACCCATACGGATACTGGAAGCGGCCGATAACGGCGATACTCCGGGAACAGCCTTGGGAGCAGAAATATGCCGATGTGGCGAAAGAAACACTTGGGCCTTTTCTTGGGACAGATATTCTTGCCGGGGCAATCCTTGAGGTTTTTACCAACAAGCGCTTCGACACTAAAACCAAAATTTACAAAGAAAGCGATTTTATGCCCGGGCAAACTGCCGACATCGCCAAGCACCTTGCACAAAAGCTTCAGCCAGGCATTATGACAAATGCCATGCGAACGTACAAAGCAATCGACGGCCAGGTCTCCCCTTCCGGGAAAAAATATAACCTTGAAGATGAAATGATGGCGCTTGTCGGTTGGAGATTCACAACGGCAGATCCGAAAATCGCCCTTTATTACCGGGTATTCGAATTTAACGACGCCAAAAAAGAAGCCTCAAGCGGCCTCTACCGGGTTCTCAGGGATAAAAACGCAGTCGATAAAGAGGCCATTAAAGACGCTTACGTCTACACCACAAAGCTCCGCAAAAAAGCATATGCTGAAATGGCCGGGCTGATTCATGCTGCGGAAAAAAGCGGTATGACCGATCCCCAAATTATCTCCGTTCTGCGAGCAGGCAATATTTCAAAAACTGATATCGCGGCCTTAATGATGGGCAATACCGCCGCTTGGAAGATGAGCCCTCAGAGTATAAAAAACGATGCCAAAAAGAGCGAGGTTCTTTTCGGAACCGGCGGCGAAACGCTGAAGCGGTACCAACAGCTTCTTGAAATATCGCAAGCAAAATAAAGCTCCGTCCTTCAAAATTTACACATAGCGCTATTTAAAATCGATGTGGTTGCTATGATTATTTATCAAAATATATGTTGGCAAAAAACCGCACCAAAGAGGGCGATAATATCATGGTAACCAACTTTGAATACGCCATAAAAAACCTGCTGGCGGATGAGGGCGGGTATGTGAACGACCCAGCCGACCCCGGTGGGGAAACGAAATTTGGTATCAGTAAACGGGCCTACCCCAACGAGGACATTAAAAACCTTACTGAAGTCAGAGCCAGGGAGATCTACCGCCGGGACTATTGGAACAAACTTAACGGCGATGCCATACTCTCACCGGAAAAAGCGAGCGCGGTTCTTAGCGCATGTGTCAATTTTGGTGTGGCGAACGGGGTCAAACTCGCCCAAAAAGCGGCCGGTGTACCGCGTGATGGCGAGATGGGTGGCCAAAGCGTTCGGAGAGTCAACGACATGGATCTTGATACCTTTTTAGCTCGGTTTGCCATCGCTATGATCGAGCGCTACACTCGGATTTGCCGGGGGAATCCATCGCAGATAAAATATTTTCTCGGGTGGGTTAACCGGGCTTTGCGAGTTTCCGGAATGGTGGCCCAATGACCGAAGAGCTTTCAGGACAACTTCTTTTGGTGGAGATCCATACCAAGCTGAAAGGCTTGATAGACCGGTTTGACATAGTGTCCCAAGGTGATGGGTTTCCCCGGTGTGTGAATCGCGATGGGCGAATTCGCAGACTTGAACAGGATGTCATTGCTATGAAAAAGGAAAAAGCGGATGCAGATGCAATTGCTCCGCTTCAGAGCGATCTTGAAGCAATGAAAAAACGCAAAGCTGATTTTGATACATGGCTGATGCGGCTTACGTGGGCCGCTATTTTACTCGGGATGATCAAGATGGCGTTTTTTTCGGCTGGGGAGTGAGTTGGAAATGATAAACGAAGCAACATTCACAATGCCACTTGTGAGACCTGTTCTAAAACCTACGGTGGATCAAAACTGGTGGCAGTGCTTGAAAGAAATCCTATCACCAAGGCAATGGCAGTTGGAAGAAGCTTATGGGCTATGGGCTGAAAAACTTGGATGTTATGTGCTCGCTCCGAGTCCATTTGTTTTTGATTTTGCTTCAACGCCTAAAATTACATGGCCTATAATGCCACCGACTGGACTTCTTTTAATTGGATCAGTTTTTCACGATCCTGGTTACAGATATGGCGGGCTGTTTATCAAAACGCATTTGGATGATCCTTGGAGTTTCAATGCTTTCGATCGGAAAGAATTGGATGATCTCCTTAGGGATTTAACGATTCAGGTCAATTCGATTGGCGATCCCCCTGCACCTATTACAGCGCTTGCGAACTCTGCGTGGGGTGTGCTTAGAACGTGGGGGTACATTGCTTGGAACCGGTATAGGGAGCAAAACGCTTCTGCCAAAAAAGATTATCCAAAACTTTACGAGTCAGGGGTTTTCTCTGGCCCACTGGCTATGAATTATTAGGAGTCGTTATGATCGAGCAACTTAAAGAACTCGCAGATAATTTCAATAATCAGTCGTTAATTATTATCTCTCTTTCGATAATTGCTGTTGACATAATGCATTTTCAGAACGGAGAAATCGCAATGCAGATTGTCAATACGATCGTTTCCGGGTTGCTTGGCATGGCTATGGGGAGGAGTGCGAAATGAAGACAACATTCTGGGCGGTATTTATGGCGTTAGTTTTTGCAGCAATACTTTGTTCCGTGCTTGCCATGTACGGATGCGCAAGCCATGCGGCCAGATACACCGGACTTGACGACCAAGGCAAGCCTTACACCATAGAGCTTACAGCAAAGCGCTTCATCATGGGGCAGGAGGTAAGCGGTTTTGCAGCTGAGTTCCCAGGTGGATATAAAGTTGGATTTGATGCTTCGAAATCAGATCCTGTAAAAACAATGGAGTCTTTCTTTCACGTTCTTGGACCAATACTTCAGGATTACATGGATCGGAGAAATGGAATGTCCTCGATGCGGAGCCCAAGCAACCCTATTCAGTAGAGAGGAAATCTTTGAACTCAACGAGTACCTGCGAAAAAGACAAGGAACCTATGAAGACTGGCTCAAGCAACGTCAAATTGATAGAGAAGTCGAAAGCTCGACTCTTGAAACTTCTCAGGGAGTTGAAAGAGATTAACGAGGTAGCAAGCCGTGGAAACTAATTTTTTTGTGTGGTTCACTTGGAGACGATGCATTGCGCTTGGCATAATCTTATCGCTTGCCATCTGTGAGTATTTACGTGGATAGCCAAAATTTCCGCGACTGCTACCTCGAAGGGTACCGGGTATCAGACCGGCCGGAACCCTGCAACACCTGTACGGTAGATTGCCAGTCCGGATATGAAAACTTGGTTTGTCGGGGGTGTGCGTGGAACCCGGAAAATAGAGGAGGAACGAAAAATGACACCTGAAGAAATAGCGTTAATAAAATCTGAACTATCCCGCTTCCCCGGTGCAGGGAATGACGTGATTGAGCGAGAGCTTAATAAAGAGGGGTCCGCGTTTGTAGAGACGTGGGCTACCGTGCCAATCTCAGAGCAAAAAATAAATGTCCACAAGGCCGTGCTCTTAGCCGCCATGACCTCTACGGAACGGGCTGGTCTAAGGATGGCACTTGCGGCTGATGAAGATTTCAAGATGCTCTACGAGGCCGCCGAGGAATTTACGATCAATCATCCCACCACGATAGCTATGATTAGTGGGCTTGTTGCGGGTATCGGCCTACGGCAGGAAGCTGCGACAGAAATTCTCAGACTCGGCCAACGGAAGATAAGTCGAGCCGAAGAGCTGATTGGCAGGAAAATTACGCTGACAGAAGCTCAGGAGGTGATTGATCATGAGTAGAGCATATGAGAGATATGGGACTCGGATTACAGCGCAGGCGAGCGATGCAATAACAGCAAATGCATTTTCAGCCGGAAGTCTGACGCTCATTGACAAGGCCAGCGGCCAAAACGCGGACGGTGCTCAGTGGTTTGACGTTTATGTTGACGTTACCAGCGCACCTGCTACCGCAGCGACGTGTGAGTTGTGGATTTCTGGAAGCTCGAATGGTACTGATGAAAGCGTTTATGAGTATGCTCTTTCGGTAGCAATACCAGTAACGGTTACAGACCAGTATCGGCTTGGAGTGCTCTATGGCACCCCTCAAGAATTTTACGCAAAAATCAAAGCGATCTCTTACGGGTTCACCGCAACCCTTTATCTTACACCCGCTTGGATTGCGGATGCCTGATGCTAATATTTACCGACAAATATAGAGGGTACGGCAAGCAGAAGCCTCGACAGTGGGGGCCTTGGGCTATTGTGTGGACTGCCATTATGCATAATGCGGAGTCTATAGGTATAGATCCCACAAAAGTGCATAATATAATGCCCATGTGGAATAGCTCTGCGTTTCCGAATCGAGAGCGTGAAAGCAGATATGCTATTCTTCCTTTCACACCACCACCGGCTAAGGACTTTGTTGAGTTTCGGGCCAGCACTTCAATATATGGGTATATCAACCGGAAATATTCAGATGACACCGCAATTATCGGTGAGTTTAATGGGGCTACAGAACTCACTCTTTTAACCTCACTGAGGATGCAAAATATTTCCGCCGATGGGGGTATTTTTTCCGGGTATGAAAAATCAGATGCGGAGGTCTCAGGCGGCCCAATACTGTGGTATGACATTTCCGGAGGCTTAGGTGGCATTAATTGTTTTTCATTTTTTCTTGGGTTTAATGAAGCTGGGGTTTCTCAAGCGCGGGTTGAAAGTAGCAATAACATTTTAGCTTTAGGCGAAAAGGCATCCATTGCAGCAGTATATAAGGGCGGCAGTCATTTATATCTCTTTAAAAATGGGAATAACGTAGGCACAAACACCACGAGTATCGCAGATAGTTTATATGATAATAGGTACAAGCGGTTAGGCTCATGGAGATACAGTTATTCACCCGCGTATCATGCGCCCATAGACGCTGATATGTGGTATTTTTACATTTTCCGCCAGGCGCTTAATGATTCTCAGGTCGCTACCTTTCATGAGACGCCGTATTTTCTTATTCAACCCCGCTCGATACCAGTTTATTTTTTCCCGGCGAGTGGTGGTGGGACGACCGATGAACTAACAGCCGCAAATATTGAAACAACTGCACCAACAATAGGCGCCACCTCCATCGGCCAAACCCACGTTCTAATATCGTCCAGCGTAACGGCCGGGCCTCCTGTTGTCGCAGCTCCGGGGATAGGACAGTCCCACGCGCTCACATCTTCCAGCGTTACAGCATCAACCCCAAGTATTGGCGCTCCTGATATCGGCCAAACACATGTTCTCAGCTCTGATGGCATTACATGTGGTGCTCCGGAAATCGATGCGCCAACGTTATCCGAATCAACCGATATGCTGACAGCCGCAGATATCAACGCAGGCCAACCAACTGTCGGATCGCCGGTGATGGGCCAGATTCATTCGCTCGTTTCGGCTGGGATTACAACCGGCGCCGTGGCGGTGGGCGCACCCTCTATCGGTCAGGTCCATGTTTTATCCTCAACTCCCATCACATCGGGTGCGGTCGCTATTGGAGCACCGACTCTCGCGCAGGGTATCCACAATCTGAATGCAACCGGGATAACGGCGGGGGTTCCGGAACTTGGGTCACCTACCGTAGGCCAAATCCATTCCCTTGTATCTGCCCAAATCGCATCGGGCGCGGTAGCGGTAGGGCAACCAACACTCGGCCAGGTCAACGCACTATCAGCGGATGGCATCACGGCTGGCTCACCGGCCATCGGCTCTCCAACTCTTGCCCAAGGGGCGCATGTACTCACGGCTGCTGATATTACCTCCGGCGCTCCGGTGCTTGGCACTCCAACACTCGGCCAAATTCATGCCCTGATCGCAGCCGGCATCACAGCGGGGCTTCCGGTTTTAGGCAACCCAGCACTCGACTATTCGCCCGATACTATCCGGATGGATACTATTTATGCCAAATCGATCGATTATCGTTTTTATGCCAAATCGATCAGTTTCGACACGTTTTATGTCAAACCAACTCACTATTAATAGGAGATTTTTACCATGGCAGACGTATTGCACGATGACATTTTTGACAACGGGTTAAGCGCGCTCGACAACACCGAAAAGCTCTATATCCTTTCGGCTGATCCTGGATTGACATGGGGGAATATCGCTACCTATGCGCTGGGTAACAAGGCGACGCCGACTATTGAGGCGATCGGTGACCGAGCTGGTGGAGGTCGGAAAAGAACGGTATCAGCTATCACAGACGGCACGGTCACCGGAACCGGAACGGCCACCCATTTTGCGCTTACTGATGACAGCGCAAGCAAAATCCTTGCGGCCGGTGATCTTTCCGCAAGCCAGGGCGTCACAAGCGGGAACACGTTCACATTGACGTCCTTCGATATTGGCATCCCTGATCCCGCATAACACGAGGTGACCAAAAATGGATTTTATCCATACAAAAAATATTGAGATCCGGGCCGGTACCGATAATTGGGGACCGTTTCCGTTTGATTTCTCGGATGCGCTCCCGGAAGGCGATACTATTTCCGCCGTCACCGTCACCGGGTACGCCGGGAAGCTTTTGCCGTCGGATGCAACGATAGTTGATGGCGCAATCACATTTGCAGGGGAAACGGAAATCCCGCTGATAGATACGGATTATACCCCGGTAATTTCCGGTGCGGAGGTGTCTATAAAATTGTGTTATCCTGGGGATGACTATAAAGGATCTGCCACAATCGTGTTTTTGGTAGAGCTGGCCGGAACCGGAGAACACCCGTTTTTTTATCATGGGGTTCGCGTGAAATAAAAAACAGGCTGGGTTAAAATCCAGCCTGTTACCCTCCCGTACTGCAAAAGTACTGTAGCAGTATCTTGCAGCCAATAATATCAATATGTTATACCATATGCTCCGGGTTCAACTCCCGGCGCCTCCACCAATAACCACTTGATTTGATAACTGTTTTCGATGATTGCCCCCCTCAGAATGGTACTGTAACGGTACTGTAAGCTCTGAGGGGCCGCTTTTGACAAGATAATCCTTCATCACAACGCCCTTTTTGGAGTTTCCCCTGACGGCCGACTGCCACCAAAAACGGCCGGTTACTTTCCCGAAAAGCGGGTTTTCATCGGTGTAGGTTTTGAAATGTCCTCGGCAAAGGTGGACACGATTGTCCCATAGCCCTTGCGCTGCTTGCGCTTCCTGCTTTTTTCCGGTTGGTTTGATAACGAGCGTCTTGTATGTGAATAGAGGTTGTTTGCCTGACTTGATGCGCTTTTTGTTCAGTGCGGGGGGCGGGTGATTATTTGTTGTCCCGATGTTTTTGCAATGGATTAAGTCAAAAAAAAGTTTTAAAATGTGCAGTTCGTCCTTTATATCTTGATATAACGCTTTCCAAATGTCATTTTTATCTGAAAATCCGTGGAGTTTTCCGAAAACACCTGGTGTGTAAAAAAAACTTGATTCATCGTGTTTGGTCACGATTGGCTGTAAGAGCCATTCATTGTATGGGTGGCCTGCAAACCATAAAAACTTGACTTCTATATGGCCTCCAGCTTCTTTAATTAGCAAACCTCTTTTCGGAAAACTGCTTTCTGTGAAAACATCAAACGACATATCTTTAAATGTATAATCAACCCAGCAGCAGTTGTATGGCGTTTTTATACAATCTATCGACATCGGTTTGCCAACATATCTATTTAAAATAGAATCATAATTTTCTACCTCTCCCATAGAAAACTTTTGAGACGAAATCAGGTCTGATATTGTGGCTTCTAAAAAACCATTATCATATGAGCACCCACCGACTTTTTGCCGGATTTTTAAATCATCAACAACCTGATGAGCGAACATATCCACCTCACTTTTTCACCGATTTATCAATGGGGATAACCTCACCCCTGACAGACTCCCGGAGATCCTTCAGGGCCTTTGTGACGAGAAGCCCCTCAGTTTTGTCCGGCATTAAGTACCGCTCGAAGGCCTTGTTTGTCTTATGCCCGGTACCGCCTCGGCGGATCTGCTCCGGGGAAAGCACCTTCCCGAGCCCGACCGTGGTGCTGTGTTTTGTGCCGCCGTAAAGATCAACGCCCTCGATGCCCAAATTAGCGCAAGCCTGATTCCACCATATCCGGAAATATTTCGGTCCGAACTGTGAGCCGGGGGCGATCCCCTTATTCATTGCGCCATGCCTGAAAAAATAAACCTCCGGTAATCCCCTGGGGATGGCCCGGATCATTTCGATATCTTCAACATCCAGGTGGACATACTTCGGTTTCCCCTCCTTCGGGTGCGGGATAACGATCAGGCCGGCGTCAATATCGATGTGGCCTTCCTTCACGTTTCGCATCTCTCCCGGTCGGACCTTGATGTAGGTCGCCAGCAGTTTAATCCCGAGCCAGATTTTAGGATTCAGGTGGAAGGAGATCCGCTTGACCTCCTCAATGATATCCGCTTGGGTGCCGATACTGACCACATTCCGGTAACCCAACTCAAATTTAACCTCCGGGAAATCCGGCATTTCAATTGTGTTCCGCCCTCCCCTCTTTTCCCTGCGGATAACCCACGTCCAAAAATCGTGTATACAGCTTTTTAAATTTGATCTTGATTTGTCTGATAGCGGCTTGCCGTCTGGCCGCCGGAGATCATCGAAAATAAAATCCTCGATCTCAGCGGTGCCTATGGCCTTGATGTTGGTTTGCCCCCATGCCGCTATCGCCCGGGCCATGAATGCCCGGTACTGCTGGACAGTGGCCGGCTTGATTTTGGTCCGCTCTTTTTGGATAAGCCATTTTGTGGCAAGGTTTTCGAAACCCAGCGGATTATCCGTCCGGTAATCCCGAATATCGAACGACCCCTCGTCAGTTTTATATCTGAGACCGGTCAGAAATCGCTCGGCATCGATGTAATGGGTGAACGTTTTCTGAATATCTCGGCCAAACTGAACGTAAAACTGCCGGGCCGCTCCTACCTGGGGGTGGACCTGGCAGAAGCACCCCCGGCGCCGTTCGTCATGAATCAATTTGCCGCCACACACCATGCACCGCTCCCGAGTGTAAATGTTCCCTTTCATACATAGCATCCTCCCGTGGGGAGGGTACATTATTTGGGATGCGGGGTTCAACATTTAAATTATAACCTCCCGTCGAAACTGGAATATATCGGTCAGACAATTTCACAAAGTCATCATTCCCACATGTATCGATATTCTCTTGGATCAACAGGAATTGGTATATACTCGGAGAGCTTTTTTACAGTTTCTAAAAGGGCCTCAATAATTCTGATAGCAAATCCTGTACTGTCTTCATCAAACAGCCCTGTTCCAGGCATTGTGTTAGCATCAATAAAGTCGTTGATAACATCCTGGAACGAGGCGGTATATGTAGCTTGGGCGCCTACCAAGTCAATTTCAAGGCTCATTAATAGGGGGTCGCCTGATATTTTATGAAAAAAATTTTCGTCGTTATTTTCTTGGTAACAGTCCAGGTAAACGCTCCAATATTCTGGGTCTAATAATGCATCAAGGATTTCTTCTGTTTTTTCTTCCATAAGGCTCTCAACCCATTTTTTCATTTCAATTCCTGCATCCACAGCCGTCTCTTTTATCCATTTTAAATTCTCAAATTTTGCGCCTGATACTTTTTTTATCATTTGATATTTTCCTTCTCTAAATGGTCGAATTACGAATCACCATACCGTTCCACGGGCAACGGCACCCGGATAAACGCTCAGCCGATAATTCTGGTTCAAATGCGCCTGCAACCGCTCAAGCTCCGGCCGAGTCATTTGGTCGCGTGATTTCCCGAAGTGCTGTTTCAGCATCCCGTTGACCGTTTGGGGCTTGATCAGACTTTCCCGGGCATACGCCTTGACGTGCAAATCTATCGCCCGGCGCAACGCCTCCTCTTTTTCCCGCTCGGTCTGCATCGGGATCACGGTTGCGGTTACCGGCGACGGTCCGGGCCCTAGAAATTTTCCCCGGCTTCCGGTGAGGCTGGATGCTATCGGGGTAATTCCACCGGGCGCCATCGGGCCTAAATTTGGATCCTCGAATAGCCCGAGCTGTTTTGGTGAGCTCGGTTCCTTCTCGATGGGCGGCTTTACGAAAGGGGCATGCTCACGCTCGATCTTTTTGACGATCTCCCGGAAAAGCGAATCGTCCGGGCAGAAAATGTGCGCGATCTGGTTTTCGTATGGGCCGGCGTTGGGATCTACCCGGACGGCCCTGGCCACCATTTGCTCTATCCAGGGGGTTGACCTGATCCGGGTGAGGCAAATGATATGCGACACGGCCGGGACATCAAGGCCCTCATAGGCCATGGCCACGGTTACCAAACAATGCAGCCGACCGAACTTGAATTTTTTAATCATCCGCTGGGCGGCGGCGCTTTCATGGCTGGTGGCTATCTCGCATTCAACTCCGTTTTCGCGCAGGGTTTTGACGGTCTCCCGGGCGTGGCCGATATCGGCGGTAACGATCAGGCATTTCGAGTGATAACCGGTCCTGTTTATTCCACTATGCCAGTGGTTGATACCCGATATCAAAAGTTCGTTCGAATAATCGGTTTTCAGAGCGGTATAGAGCGCCGCCGAAGCGTCTTTTTTGTTGGTCCTCGACAGGTCGCGGTTGATCCGGTTCCCGCAATCGTCCATCCATTCCACGGCGCCATCGTGCATGTTGAAATGAATGGGGAGTATCGCGCGCTCTGCCAGGGCATCCGCCCGGGTGTATTCGATGCCGGCGGTATCTTTTCCGGTAGAGAGGTCTGGGGTCATGCCGGATCGGGTTGGAGTGTAATCGATGAATGCGATTTGTTTTCCGTCTCCTCGTTCGAGGGTGCCTGTCATAAGCACCACGAATGCAGCGCGCTCAACCAGCGGCGCTATGGCTTTCGTCCATGTGCCATCCACTTCACAATGATGGAACTCATCCAATACCAGGATATACCGGCGGCGCCTGAAATCGTTCAAGACCGTTTTGCCGGTATCCATACCGATGGCCTGATATGTGGTTACGAATCCGTTTGTGCCACGGCATGGGTTCGAATCGTTCGTGGATGACCTGATCATGAACCGGTGTCCGAGCATTTCCCGGAATTTTTGGTCAAGAAACCCTAGTTCCCCTTGGTCCTGAAGCGCCTGCCTGGGCACCACCCAACACAGGGCATCTGCGAGGCCGGCCGGAATCAGTTGGCAGGCAAGGATAGGAATTAAGCTCTTACCACCTCCAGGTGTAACCTTGAGGATAACTCGGCGGATCTTGGCGCCGGATGCCACCCGGGAAACAATCTCTTTTGTCTCTGATTGGTGTTTACGTAGGATCATTTTCCGAGTGCCTTATTACACAAAGCCAAAATATCACGCGGTGATGCCGCAACGGTTCCGTGCTCAATTCCGAACGACATCCATGTATGGATAACCCTTAGCGCGCTTTCCATCCGCTCATATCGATATTCCCGGCAATCGCAGGCGTGATGATGTGTTACGCACCTATCAGCTTGTTTTTTGGTGGTCATATTTCTCCCCCAACAGTTCAACCGCCTTCTCGTAAATCTCTTTTATCGTGGTCCACTGGACCGGAACCGATATGGAATAAGACCCAGACCCTCCGCAATCTTCGCAGGTCTCATCGCAGTCCTCAGGGTCAGCCCCGTCACCGCAACAATTCGCGCAGGTGACGATTATCGACTCCTTGAACTCGCCAATAAGCGCCGTTTTTGCCCCGTTCTCAGCCGTCAACCTTTTCGGCATTATTACTTTTTCCATAACCCTCCCATCGTGAGCACTCCTTCTCCGGCCGTCGCCCCAATCCGATAGGTACCGGCAGCCAGCGCTTCCAAGCCCGGCAATAATCACAGCTTGCGCCGTCCGTTGCTGGGCAGGGGATTTTGATTGTTGAGTGCTTACAGTTCCAGCATTCGCAGGTCATTGCGCGGCCTCAAACAGTTCATAAAACTCTTCGGCTTCACGGCAAAAAATAGAATTTTCATTATCGTCAGGGCAGTAAATTGCCACTTCAATATCAGGTGCGCCAGCTTCTTTAAGCGTCCCTGCCGCAAGCCATCTGTATTTTCCGCCTGTTTTTTTGTGGGTGTAGATCATTTTTCACCTCGATGCCGTAGCCTTGCACGAATACCGCCTCGCCATTTTTCTGAAATACGCGCATTGATTGATTTTCGGTATCTTTCTGGATCACCGCAACAGGAAACTAACCAGTCAATGGCGATGCGCTTAGCGGTTTGGTGCGACTTTGCGTTGACTGTCAATCGCGTTATGTCCCCAATCATGACTTCCCACTGGTTTTCTCCTTGGGGCGGAGGTTCCCATATTCCAGAAATTACTTTTGGCATTTCAATATCCATAAAACAAATGAAACACAAGAGCACCCCAATGCATCTGGAATGTTCCGATATATGCAGCACTGCTAACAGGAGCATGGTCGTTTGTGTGGAAGAGTTTAAAAAACCGGATCTCTTTTGGTGCGCTATCTTCAACCAGCGCCCACACACAAGGCTTTAATCCTTGCATATCAACGGTTAAAATTTTTGCATCGACAGGCATTTCAATCTTGATATTGTCTTGTATTTCAAACTCGTATTTGAATATTCTTCTCATTCTCCAACCTCCGAATAATCCCCAACAGCCGGTTGAATTTCATCCCATAACGAAGTGGGCAGCCATATATTGTTGTCGTTTACCTCAAACGCATCTTCTCCGGTAAAAACGAGATCGACAACTTGGTCCTCTATTGATTTTAAAAACTGAATTACTTCTTGTGAATTTTCACAAATCTCCAACTCGCCAGGAAGTGCCTTTTGATATCTCTCAACGAGGTTATCTCTCATTTTTGCTTTCATCTTTCAACCTCCTAATAATCCCCAACAGCCGATTAATATCCTTCATCTTAACGCTAGGATAACTGTCTCCATCGCCTTCGACGTTCAAGCTTCAGGGCGGACGAGGCGTTTCCCACACACTCGGCAGCGTGGATGGTTCGGCCGCTCAAAGCCTGGGAGTTTGGCTTGCTTCATTCTGGGTATTCCTCCCATGTGCGGCCGTCGAGCATCCTGCCAGAGGCTTTCTTTCCCACCCTATACATTGATAAGCCATCGACTATTTCTTGTCTTACGCCACCACTCAATCCACACATTTGATTGTGCCCAAGCCACTCTCCCCATTGTTTGAAGAAAAACGGGACTTCGGCCGAAACGCACTGATCCCTTAACGACCGAATCCAATCCGGGTGAACCGGCCGGGCCTTTGGCCCTGTTTCCCCCCCGGCAATAACCCAATCAAGCCGTGTCGGATCGGTCGTGTATGAGAAATCGAGATAGTGTGGTAGCCATGGCGTTAGGTCTATTTGGCTGAGCATGGGCTCAACCGAAACAAAACGGACCTTAGCCGGGATCTCCATCAGGAGCGGTATCCGTTTATCGGCTTGCTCCTGATTCTCAGCAGTGACACCAACCCACAAATGGTCCGGAATCTTCCCCCACGGAAAATGCTCAAAATAATCCAGCATGCGCCCTGGCCGTTTGGTGAGCAGTAAAAAAGTATGCTGCCGAGCGCCCATCATGGCCCCAAATACACGTGTTAAACCATGGTCTGTAACGCTATCGTGAAAAAGATCTCCCATAAATTGGACCCCGATGCGTGCGGTCTTTTTTCTTTTGAGTGGTTCGTTGAGCACACTCGACAATAAAACATGTTCTCCGCCTGCATATGCTTCACGCTCCCATTCTCCAATAGTCGGATTTTTCGCCAGCCGGTTAGCCATGGCCAGATGCCAGCAATTGTCACAGGCTGGGCTGATTTTTGAGCACCGCATAGCAATTGGATTCCAGGTGTGAGTCAAATAATCGATAGTTGTTTTGTTCATTATGCCTCGCAAACGAATACCGGCTTGCCGGCGATCTCTTGAATCGTCCGTTTGAACATTTCTTCATCTGAATTATCCGCCGACAAGTGGAGAAGATGGATACATCTGCACTTGCTCAAATCCTGGGCCTGGAAAAACCTGATGCAGTTTTCGAGGCTCATGTGTGCGGCCATAAGGCGCCGTTTACGGGCCGGATCGAGGTTAGGTGATAACGTCCGACTGCTGTAATTGCAGCCTATGGCGTAGATACTGACCCCCTTAAAGGCATACCGGGAATAAAAGCTGTCGTTGAGGTAAACGAGCTTTTCCTCTCCATCCGAAATCAAAAACCCGACATTTGGAACGTCGTGTTCTGCCGGAAACGCCAAGATTTTGAATCCATCAATCTCAAATTGATTTTTAGGGATTACGATATGAACACGATGGCCTGTGGCTCCGATGACCTCTGCGGTTTCGGACGTCATCCAGCAATCAACCCCGGCCCGGACCAAATCGAGAATTCCAGCGCTATGGTCGGCGTGGCTATGGGAGATCAGACACCCGGAAACCTCAGATAGCCGGTATCCGAGCGCCTTCTTGATCGAGCTGCCGCGGAGGCCAGCCTCGATCAAAAGCGATTTTCCCCTGCTCCTGACCATATAGAGATTCCCGTCACTGCTGCTGCGGTAGGATGTAAATTCCATAATTAAAACCCCGGCCCTGCTGTTTCGGCTTGAGCCTCTGCCGCTTCAGCCGCCACGATAGCCGCCTTTTCTGCGTCGGTAAGATCGATCGAGTCGCCGCCGGCTGACTGATCAGGGGTGGAATCAATATCGATCTCTTCTTTATTCGCAAACGCTCCAACTTCAGCTTGCGGCGACATGCGGGGCTGTTCTTCCGGCCCGGAATCCTCGATTTCGTCAACAGTTTTCATCCCCATGAGCACCTCTGGGGCATACAGCCGGCCGAATAGGGTAGCGGTCCGATACCGGAGCATCAAATCCGGCATGGTTTTCCACTTCGAGCCCTTTCTTTCGATCCAGCCCTCGACTTTTGCCATGGCAATTGACACGGCCGGGCTTTCCAGCCGTTCACCGGTCGCCTTCTCGATAGCCCATGCGATGCACGATTTATTGTCTCCATCACCTTTTGTCTCGTACCGGATCGGGGTGAATTTTCCAGTGGTATTAACAGCTGCAATAATAAACTGCGCGGACCATCCGGGCCGTCCATGCACGATGTAAATGCTTTGCATGACCGACAACGGGGACGCTCCCATGCGGTTTGCCATTTCCAGCGCTATGACGGCGTTGGCAATGTTGCCTTTAAATTGTTCTGGAACCAAGTCCGCTGATGCCAAGCATTTCGCCTCGCGTTGCATCAATTCGAAACCTGCCAGTGTGCTAAACCCGGCCACTACAGGTTCTCGGCGGGCCGTTTCTTCGACCACTTTATCGAGCACGGATGCCGTGGCTTCCATTGCTGCTTTGGTGCCATTATTTGCTACTTGCTGTTGCGCCATTGGTTTCTCCTATTCTTCATCAATAAATTGTAATTTGGCTATCCTGCACTTTCCATATTTTCCACCAAGCTGGGCAATTCTCTTTTTGATTTGGTCAAGCGATGCCGATCTGGTGTACTGTTCATGGACAATCGGGCCACCATCATCTACAAACATTTTGCCTTTTCCGATTGAAAGCGGCTGATCATTTTCAGCGACCATTACATAAATGTCTTCTGGCATTGCTTTTCTCCTTATGCCGCCTTCTGACCGGCAGCGATTGATTCAACTCTGAGTTCTTTGTCTTCAGCAGAAACCACGAGCCGGATCATCTGGCCGGCGGTCTGGAGGGTTTCGACAATACTCTCCGCGTTGTCGATGAACAGTGGGAGAGATACCCCGTGGTATTCAGACAGCGCGTTTATAATATCGATTCCGCAATTGATCCGGCTTGCGTTGTTGAGATCGCCGTAAGGAACGCCTCCGACCGTTGCTGTGCAGCAATCCGCCAAACCTCCATTTATTTGCTCGGAAAAAAGCTTCCAGCGGGTAATTTTGAACTTGCTGTTGATATGATCAGTCAACATCCCGCACTTGGCCCGGGTGAACTCCTCCAAGACATGGAGATCTGCTTCAAGCTGCTCAAACTCTTTTGCCAAGGCTTTTTCTTGTGTTGCCAGCTCGGCAATCCGAGCCTTAGATTTTTGGGCCGTCTCGATCTCTGCCAATTTCCCGTTGATGGTATCAATTGATACCTCGGCCTCTTTGATTTTTGCGTAAACCTCGGCGGCGGCATCATGCCCGCCGATGGCAAGTTCCCCGAGTTCGGAATCGATTTTGTTGGCCTTTTCGGTGAGGATATCGAGCCCGGCCGGCGCCGGCAATCCGGCCGGTTCTGATAGGGCTTTTTTAGCTTTCTGATAGGCCTCTTCGGACAAGGCTACACGGGCGTTTTGATCTTTCAGCGCTTTCAACAGCTCAGTCTCACGGGCTTTTGCCGCCGTCAATTTTTCGGAATGCTCCTTCCCAGACGACTGGATATTGCTAAGAATATCGGCCTTAACACGGTTAAACTCGGCTTGAGCGGTCGAAACAGTGTCGGCAATCTGGCTTTCCGGTATCGCTTGGCCGCAAGTCGGGCAAGTCCCGGCGACCTCCGGCGGAACGAAAACTTTCTGGTTCTCTTCGTGCCATTTCTTTCTGAGCGCTTCAACGGCTGCGGTAAGCGCATTTATTTCAATCCCAACCGATTTGATGCCTGCGGAAATTTCGCGGGCCTTATTTTGTGCGGTCGTGAGCGCTTCTTCCGCCTCTCGGGAGGCTTCGCGGCGCTTTGCCATGACGGCCTCGACCTCTTTTTTATGGGCAGCCTCGATCTCCTGGATCTGGTTTTGGAGATCCAGCAATTCCTTTTTCTTGATGCCGATAGCGCCGCCGGACTCAATCATTGACAGCTCATTTCGAAGAACCTCCAGGCGGGACTCGATCCCGGATTTTTCCTTGCTCAAGGGGCCGGGATCGAGTTGTTCGGTTGGTAGGCTTTTTGACAACTCATCGATCCGCACGGGGATAGCCGTCAACTCTTTATTGATTCCGGTTTTCCGGTAGGCTATCTCCTGCCGGTACTCATCCACTGTTTTTTTATCTCCCAACATCTGCGGGATTCTGGCGAATTCGGCGGACGTGGCAATCACATCGGCATCCGACACATCGCCGCATACCTCGATCAAAAGTTTGCGGCGGGCGTCCCATTTCATTTCTTCGTTGACGAAGCGGGGAGAAGTGAGGAGTCGGAAAAGCTCAGGCCGGGCTATCTCGGAAATCTTTTCCTGGTAGCCTTTTGTCTTTACCGGTACGCCATTGACAAAATAATCGGTAGTATGGCCTGAAAAATCGGATTGCGCAGAACCGCGGCGCTTCGTCCATTTTTCACTGAAGACCTTGCGGAGCGTTATTTCCCGTCCATCAACATCAAAAACGCCCTCGACCTCGTGGTCGATGTTGGAAACCGGAACTCCGTCAGACAGGGTTTTTATGCCGAAATTGGCCGAGTTAAGGCTGTCTTTGTCGGTAAGCAACCAGACAAACGAGTCCATGATCGTGGTTTTGCCGGTGCCATTATCGCCGTAAATTGTGGCATCCTCGCCCATCGGCGAGAACGTAAATTCTCGGATGCCCTTGAAATTGCGCAAAACAAGCTTTTGCAGTATCATACCTCACCTCCATCTTTTGGTTTAACGGCTCGTTACCGTGTAGTTATAATCCGGTCTCTGCTGCCTGAGATTGCTGGCAATATCGCAGGCGCCCCATACAGCAAGGCCCATTACTATGGTCAAAAAAACGAGCGATACGATTTCTTTCACTGCCGATTTAATCTCTGCCATGGTGCCTCCTGTTTTGGGTTTGCGCGCCCGGCCATGGGTGCACATAACCGGGCGGGCTGGTCGATGCCTCTTCGCCATCCGCACGAGATATGGAACCGGCCTCCCAGCTGCGGATGGTTACTCTATGCGGCGGCATCCGATTGACCGCGTGAAGGAGTGCTGGGGCCGTGGTTGGTTTATTTTTTATGCTTATAGAATTGCTCCAAACGTTTTAAGGCGTGGCTGATTCCTGCGCGTGATATCGATTTGTCAAGTGCATAGCCCATTACAACAACCCTCTGCGCGTCATCGAAGGTCTCTAAGTTCCCGCTGGTTATGGTGTTAAAAATCATATCAGAGTCTTGCATTTGCTTTTCTACCTCTCTGGCATATTCGTCCATAAATTTTTCCATAATCCCGACGCGCCCCGGCGAACCGGGGGCTTATCGGGGATAAGCGCCGGATCTGTGCTCCGGCTGGTAGGTTAGCCTATAACCGTTGACTGAGGTATTTTTTCGGAAAGCCATTTTTTGATGTTGGCTATGGCTGCCAACTTCCAAGCTCCGCCATCGGCTTCATATAAGGAGCAGTTTATACCCCCTTGATTCCTAAGCCTCAAAATAAACTGCGATGATGGCTGTTCGATTTCGCGGAACGTCCTGTACGGCCGCAGCGTTAACGGGTTTTCGACCTTTACTTTTGACCGTGTTGTTATTCCGGTTGTAACCTGTATGGTCTGGCTGAATTTATCATCCTTGTTTTCAACAACCGTTTCGTTGGCAAGCTTCCCGAGCATATCTATCATTCCGCCGATAACTTCGTCATAAACGAACAAGCTTTGCAGCGCGATAATAAACCGTTCCAGGTCATGGAATTGATCGAACTTGAACGCCGTCGCATCGAGACCAGCCTCGCAGTACTTGAACCGGATGTTCTCGTTCATCGGGTCGATGTTGCCGTAAATAAAAACCTTGTCAAAATCGAATACGTGCACAAAAAGCTTGCTGTCCTCTACACGCTCCGGGTCAATCTGACTATTCATGTAATCCGCAAGTCCTTGGAGCGTTTTAAAACCCAACACGGCGGGCTTAGAGTGTTGAGGCGGGTGGACAATGGATAAGCCGTCTTTGGTATAAATATGATCCCCGATTTTTTCCTGCCTGATCGCATCAAGTGAAAGAATTTTTTCAACGAATTTTTGAAGCATTTTGCCTCCTTATTTGGCTACCGAAACGGGTTTGCTGAACGGTAAACTGGTTTGTTTGTTTGTCGGGCCGCGTTCAATAGCGAACCCGCCACGACCTGCATCAATTTTCAAATCTGCTGTTAGAGTTTGCGGTTCCTGCCCCTGAAGCTTCGCGTCGCACGTCAACCCAATGGCGATAATAGTTCTGTCGTCGCTCGGCTTGATGGAAACCTTCAGCGTTATAACCCGTTGCTTGAGGTTGGTGTTAATGTCGTTGATGTTGTCAAGTGCTTCTTTTAAACACCTGTCAAACATTTCAACTGCCGCGCCATCTCTAATATTCGATAGCGACATTTTTTCTTTAACTTCTTCCATTGATGCCCCCTAATTTTTGAGTTAACCCCCGGCCAATTCCGGGGGTGTTCGCCGCTCTGATGCTTTCGTGAATCGCGGCTAAATTTTTAATCTTCGAAAAATTTACCATCCACGTACTGGAGGGCATCGCTGTCCTGTTTCACGGCCTCGATGCAGATGGCTTCTGACTGATCCTTCACGTACTGGAGCGCATCGCCGTTACGTTTCACGGCCTCGATGCAGATGGCTTCTGACTGATCCTTCACGTACCGGAGCGCATAGCCGTCCTGTTTCACGGCCTCGATGCAGATGGCTTCTGACTGATCCTTCACGTACCGGAGCGCATAGCCGTTACGTTTCACGGCCTCGATGCAGATGGCTTCTGACTGATCCTTCACGTACTGGAGGGCATAGCCGTCCTGTTTCACGGCCTCGATGCAGATGGCTTCTGACTGATCCTTCACGTACTGGAGGGCATCGCTGTCCTGTTTCACGGCCTCGATGCAGATGGCTTCTGACTGATCCTTCACGTACTGGAGCGCATCGCCGTTACGTTTCACGGCCTCGATG